AATGACGGTTTTCGATTGTAAATGCAATTGTAAATAACAATTTTATTGCATTTTAATTGCGCAAAAATGTAAATCTAAATTACAAAAGAACTAAGTAGAACTTAAATATATTGATTATGGCAATGATAAATGCGGTTGTAATAAACAGCCAAAAATTGAAAAGTGGAAAGTACAGGATTAAAATTTCCGTAGCCCACAAAGGAATTACAAGATACATATCTACGGATATGGATATTGAATCACCGTCACTGCTCAAAAACAATAAGGTGGTGAGAGGAGAAAATTCATCTATCTACAACATGAAGATAAAAGCCATTTTAGAAAAATACGAAAAAATCCTTTTGGAAATTGATACAGACGCATATAATTGTCAACAACTGATTGAGATTCTTAAGCGTGGAAAATCAGATAATGCCCAGACATTGAGATGTGCATTAGACAGTTACGTAAAATCATTGGAACGACCGAAATCGGTTAAGCTATACACTCTTGCAGTAAATAGGTTTATAAAATTTATGGGATATGAAGTTATGTTACGTGACATAACTCCGGAAAATATACAGGGATTTAGCAATAAACTTGTTAATGACAAATTAAGCCCAACCTCGATAAACATATACACAACGCTCTTAAAAGTGGTAATAGACTACGCCATTAAGTTAAAGATGGTTGATTACAAGGTTTACCCTTACGAAGTCTATAAAAAGCCATCTGCGAACGTAAGAGACCTGGATATCAGTGTTACAGAACTAAAAAGGATTCGTGATCTAGAAATAGACAGATATAATCTAAGGATTGTTCGTGATATCTTTATGCTGTCCTATTACCTAGCAGGAATGAATATAGGAGATATTTTAGCTTACAACTTTAAGGGGAAAAAGCAAGTAACATATACACGTATAAAGACGGAACACACCAAGGACGGTAATTTGCAGACTTGTTTTTCCATACAACCGGAAGCTAAGGAAATAATAGACAGATACATGGATAAGAGTGGAAAACTTGTTTTCGGACGATATGAAACACGAAGTAAGGTGGATAACCTTCTATTCAGACAAATGCAAAATCTTGCAACAGAAGCAGGGATAAGCAGAAAATTAATATATTATTCGGCTCGTAAGTCGTTTGTGCAGCATGGTTTTGAAATCGGGATACCATTGGAGACACTGGAATACTGTATAGGGCAGTCGATGAAAAAAAACAGACCGATATTTAACTATGTGAAAATCATGTCAAAGCATGCAGATCTTGCCATAAGACAGATATTAGATAATCTCAAGTGAATTGTAAATATAGGTTGTATCAGTTTTTGATACAACCTATATGAATGAATAATTATACCAAAAAATAGAGAAATTATTCCTTATTAATTACCAATATTATATTGTTCTATCACAGCAACCATTTCCAAATCAAAGAAAAGAATACGTACACCATCATTGCATATACCGTATTGAGAACTGGGACGTTCATCGGTCCATCCGTTTTCAGCTATGACTAAATCAACTACTTTAAAAATTATATCCAAAGACACAAAGTTTATTTCTCGGTTGATAAAGTCTCTGAGTTCTTCTAATGTTTTCATTTTTTTAGTTTTCTATAAAATCAATCCTGCAACCTAGTGCATACCCTATCTTTGCAAGGATATCTATACCTGTACTATATTTACCAAGTTCTATTCGTGCTATGTGACCCTGGTTTATACTGACCAGCTCTGCCAATCTCGCTTGGGACAATCCCTTTTGCTTTCTGAGCTCGGCAATACGCTTACCGATTCGTTCTCTCTCATTCAAGCTCTCCATATAACCTCTCTTCCTCTCTTTCTTCTTCACACAAGAAATTCCACATCTCAATCAATGCTAATTCCTTATCTCTATTGCTTCCGCTGTTAGATGGATCAAGCCAATTTATGTGGGCTATTCTATCTTTAAATTCATCATAGCTACAGTATATACTATCCGCATCTTGATCGAACCAAATGAAACAACGAGGGAAAGATAGGCGAATAATCCCTATCTGGCCATGGTAATCAATAATGTTCTCAGCAAGGTATATACCTGGATATTTCGGATTTTCTTTTTTCATTAGTAGATAACAGCTTTTAATTCCTTGTCAGTTATACAAACACTCTCTTGTCTCTGCACGGAATAGTAAGTGACATGATTATTCGAAACTTCAAACATCGGATAGATTGAATCAGGATCGTCTTTAATCCCTTCAACCGTGAACTTAACGATACCTCGTTTTGCAGCCTGCTTGAATGCTCTGCGAAAATTTATATCTAATGAATTAAAAGTTTTCATAATCTTATATTTTATAAAATTGAAAATTGCTTGTTTGTTAATTCAAAAACACGTACCTTTGCACCGCATATCAGAAATGATATTAGTCGCCTTCGGGCGTGGATTGAAACGACATTAAAAATGTCATTGTGACTTAAATCACAATTCAACATTTAGGGTAGCGATTTTTTCGCTGCCCTATTTTTGTTTATAGTTACCAAATTATAGTATCTCAGGCGTATTGTCCCGCCATCTGGAACCATCCGGCCACATACCTCCACGGGCGATGCTTATATAGTTGTCACCCTCTTTGATGAACACGGACCAACTACATTCATTTCCGGCAAAGCGGTTAGCCTCCGCAATATGCCTAATATCTTTTATTAATATCGATTTGTTAGTGCCTGTAATCGGCTCCATAAGACTCGTGCCGTTATTGGCTTTAAAGTTCGCAAAATACGTTCTCATTGCTTTCTTTTTTTATTAGTTTATAATAGTTCCCGGTGGCGGTGTCGCTCCGCTTGTTGTCCTCCACACCGGGATGATGATCACCAAATTCCAAATTCTTTCCCTGCCTTATTAAACCCCATCTCGTTTTGCGTCTTGCATATCTCCATTATTTCGGCTATTTGCTTAGCAGTGTAATTGTTAACATTAATCACTTGCTCAACATAAGACAAAATATCATCAAATGTTTGATCTGATAGATACGTGTTTTTCCGTATCATGTTAATTTTTCTTGCTGTCATAATCTTAATGCCGCTTATCCGTTGCCGCCGGTCCTATTGTGTTATTTGATACTGCAAATATAAATGTTTATCTTGACAATGCAAAATATTACATTAATAAAGAAGGCATGTTTTTAAACATTCATTTAGATAATACGCTTTGTGCGTATTCCGCACGCCTGTTTATTTTCGTTCTGAGCGCGGTTAAGCGATTTCGGGTAAATTCTAAGCCACTATGTGTGCGAATGCCTCTTGCGTTCAGTCGTTCAACGACCTTGTCAATGTCTTGCGGAGTATTGCACCCCTCCAACATGGCGGCTATCATATTGTTCTTTTCATCGTTCATCGCTTCCTTTCTTCTCTTTTCTCCGTTCACCTTACCGCCTTTTGTTTGCCCGGTGGTTGTTCCGCCTAAAGAGGTGCACCAGTTGCCGGACTTTGAGTAAAAGCCACCTTCTTCTTTTATCTTTTGTTTTTTTACAGCTAATGCGCTGCGTGTCCTTTCCTGGATTAATTCACGTTCAACGGCCGCGCCAAAACTGAAAGCATACAGTATCATTTCGTCTATTGCTTTCATATTGCCGCAATTCAAATCCAAATTCATTTGTACGATTACAAGGCGAATTTTACGCGGTTTTAGCTCGTCGTTGATTAGCTTGTTAATATCTCCCATCGAACGCCCCAAACGGGAAATTTCGGCTACTATTAGCATATCTCCAGTCTCCAGCAACGGAAGTACATCAGTGCCTAATTTCCGTTTCTTATAGGTTACACCGCCGGATATTCCTTCTTCCGTTATCACAATGTCAGATTTTAAACCGTTTCTTTTCAACCATTCTTGGACGGTTCTGTTTTGCTGCTCCAATGTTTGTTTGTCGGTGGATATACGACCATATTCTACTACTTTCATAAATTACTCCTTAGATTAAAATTCGTTTCGGCAATGGTTCGCCAATCTTATACAGTTCTACGCTTGTAACTTCTTGTGTTTCTTTAAGCAGGTTTATCCCATCGCTGTAGAAGTTTAGCAACCTTATAGCTTCGAATGCGTTGCATGGTTGAAGCATTATAGTTCGTCCTTTCTCGTTAATCTGAATGAAATAATTCTTTTCCATAATCTTTTTGTTTTTAAGTTAGTAAATAGTTCCGCCCGTGGAACTTGCACCACTTGCAAGGCTTTCAACCTTTGGCGGATAATTCGGTTTAAAAACCGTTGTTTCCAGTCAGCTCCTTACCTACTCCAACAGCTAACCAAATCAAAATGCAAATCATGAACATATTATTTCTTCCTTAATTAAATTTATTCGCTCATTCTTATCTATCGCCTACCCGGCAGCCGTATTACTGCCGGGGTGTCATAAGATGATATGTTGGCAAAAACCCCAACAATGTATCTATGCTAATTGTGGCAATATATTTCTTTCATTGTCTTAATTCTCTAAACGAAACCGTTTCAAAATCACTCTTAATAATCTCTATCTGTACAGGCTTCACAAATCGGTTTAACTCCTTGCGAATATTCTTCATTTGTTCAAATGATACGGTTACGATATTTCCAACAACTAACAAGTTGCGCAAAATGTTGTCTAATTCTTTACGTCTCATAATTTAATGTTTTTAAGTTTATAATAGTTCCCGGTGGTGGTGTCGCTCCGCCTTCCTACATTGGTTAATCTTGTTCTATCGTCCACTCTTTTTTTACGAAGCCTTTAAAGCTGCCAAACGATTTTTTAAACGCTGCTAACGCTTCTCTTTTCGTCTTGCCGTAATAGCAGTAACGCGGCCCATTGTGAAACTTTACTGTTAACTTATATTCTTTCATACCCTTTAAAATTTATCTGATTCATCACTTTTGTTTATAAATTCGCGTAGCTTATCCCTGTCGGTGCCGGAAATGAATATCACAGCACCGAATAATAGCAACATAACGCCGAACATATTACACGCTGTTTTATTTGTCGTTAATTGCTTTGTGTAATTCACGCGCAAATCGTTTAACCATTCTTTTGCGTTGCGTATAATCGTAGTTATAATATAGTTTTTCCCATCGTTCGCACACTTTACGCGTTTTTTCGCTGCTCGTTCCGAATGGACCGTAACCAGTGCAGACAACTATATTATTATACGGCTTTGGTAATTCGTATATATCAGCCGCCCAACCTTCTAAACGTTCGGTATGCCCTATTTTTGTAAGATAGTTTACTATACTTTGTATTTTGCAATAACCTAATGATATTACATTTTCTTTTCCGTAAATGCGATATATTTCTTTTCTTGTAGTCTTCATAACATTGTTATTTTAGTATGGATAAATGATTTTAATGTAGTAGGGGTAATAAGCCCCGTTATTGTCAGCCTATAATATAAGGTTCTTTCATGGGAATATATTCCATACCGTTTAACTGATAGATAGGAAGGAAGTTTCTAAAACAACCGTTGCCGGCATCCAAAAAACCCTTAAAAACGAAATCACAAGGAGAAGCACTATTAATTATCTCAAGCTCCCTATATCCGTATACGTTACTTTCTCCGTTCTTCTTGATGAACTTCTTTAACCAGTTCAAACCCTGAACGCCTTGTTCCTCTGTCAATGGGATACCGTAACCATTTCCGATACTTTCCAACCAATTGTAATCTATAACATCTTTTTGCTGCTTGTTAGATCGGTTCTTTAATAACTGTAATTGTTGTTTAGTGATTACACCGTTTTCTTTAATCTCTGAAAAAATGCTTTCTAAAGTCTTCATAATGCTATAATGTTTAATTGTTAATAATTCAATTCATTACAGCGTGATTTTTGATTATTGAAGAATTACGGATCCAGGTGTAGCAGGCTTCCAACTGTTACACCTTTTTTTATAACCTCATCAAAAAATCAAAAATTAAATGGGAGAATATTTGCAAGTAAGAAGTTAAAGAAGTATTTTTGCCTCCGGTTCTTGGGAAATACTCACTTTAAGTATTCCAACTTACGAGAGTCTTAACATTGCCGTGTTAAGGCTCTCTTTTTATCCCAACATTTAACTACACGCTTTGGGGCGTTAACGTTTGCCCCTGTGAAAGGATAGGACTTGAATATATCACCTTTCTTCCTTTCACATTGCGAAGATAACGCTTTTTTATCAAAATACCAAATAAAACGCATGATATTTTGTAAGTAATTAGAAATAAATTACATGCTCCATAACATACACCTATAAGCCAATATAACGCCATATAGAAGCGTTATATTTTCACCTTCACAATGTATCGCGTTTACCTTTCTTCGCCTATATCGCGCATATTAAAGCCATATGCAACGAATCAAACGAGCGTCGCAAACCGTTGCAATACAATACACAGCAGCCCAACTATGAACGCTATACCCCTCCCCCCCCCTATACCAGTGCAACCGTAAACATCCGTCCTCTCTCTCATTTTTTTTATTTTTTTTCTGATTTTTTCTCTCTTTTTAATTGTTTGAATATTTTACCTAGTTCAAGATACATAAGCTGTAACATAATATTATTATATTATATGAGTTATTGTTTTACGTTGATGCTTCTCTATGCAGTATGTGTATGAACCCCTTTCATTATATTCATAATAAAAGGGAGAGCGGTGTTCGCTGTCGCTCACTTTTTTCTTTATGTTACTTTCTTTTTTATGGGTTTTGGATTAGACATTTTTCCTTTATTTATATAGGGTATGTCTAATATGCAATGAGGTAGTACTATGCAATGCAAGGTATATTTCAAGTATTCTTTTACTTTTAAGATTAAAAGCTCAATATTAAAGCGGATTTAAATATATCACAGTGATAAATATTAAAGTAAAGCTTTAATATATGAATTTAAATTATTATATTTGCGTGTATTATAATAGAGCAACATGAATGAATACAAGTTTTATATGATGCATTATGGCGAGCTTGGTGCCGGTTGGAAAGACTTGGAAATAGATTTCCCAGGTTTAAGGTATAAAGAATGTACAGGTCTTAATTCGTATGGAGAGCCTACAAATATGTATGCAGAGGATTTTGCCGAGACAAGCAAGGCGGAAGTGTATGTTTCCAGCACACCGGCACACAAGCAGACAACTATAAAACTGACATTGATATTCTTGGAGGATGATACCAAGGATGATAAGTCTTACCATGACTTTATGGCTTTCATTACCGGTTCTAAGATTGCCTACCATGATACAGCGAGAAAGAGAAAAGTCCTGATGTACCTCTCAGGAGCCACAGAGCCTAAAAGCGATACCCTTTACGGGCAGAAATATAAGGAAGTGACGTTTACGTTCAAGAACGTATACGGGCATTCCTTCGGATATGACGAAACTTTTCCTAACGAATAACAATTAAATTCTATATTGCTATGTTTTTAGAAACAGAAACCTTATCAGAAGCATTATCCTTTGCGAAGTGCAAGGATTTGCCCAAGAAGTTCAATCCCGAACTAGGGCTTACTTGGATATTGGCTATCGCCCTTATCAAGAAGAAAAACCTTATGAATGCCTATGCCATTGTTGAACAAAGGGCTGACGGACTTATCCAGTACAAGAAGACATTCGGGCGGCTTTCTCCCATTGATGGTCTTATCTCCATCCATCCGTATATGTACGTGGATGAAGAGGCGTTGGGAATGGCTATGAAAGCAAACAGACGAACTATCGCCATGCACTATGCTGATGCAGCGGACGACATCATTGATTCGGACGATGAGAAGTTCAAGGTGTACCAGTTGCAGTATGCGATGGATATGCAGAAGCTGAACATGAACCAGGAGAAGCCTAGATTCGGGAAGTCTGTTGTGGAAGAAGCGGAGGAAGCGGCTAATCCGGTTGTTGAGGAAGTGTTGAAGGAGAATGAGGCGGTGGCGACAATTGAGGACGAAGGAGAGTGTATCATTGAGGTAGAGGACGCTAAGACGGCGTTCAGACCGAATAGAGGTAGAAAGGCTAAGACGGAGGAATAATTATGAAGTACAGGAAGAAACCGGTAGTTATTGAAGCGGTTAGGTTAGAACACGATGAAAATTCCATTTTGGAATGTGTTGATTTTCTTGGATGTGGTACTGAAACATCAGTATTCGGTAGAAAATCTACAATACAGCAAGTTATTTCTAACGGTGGAATAAAAATAGAAACACTTGAAGGTATTATGACTGCAAGTTTTGGGGACTATATTATCAAAGGTATAAATGGAGAGTTCTACCCATGCAAGCCAGACATATTTGAAAAAACATACGAAAAAGCATAATAACTATGGCAAAGAACAAGAAACAACAAGGCTTTGAGTTCATCATCAAAGAAAGCGATGTACTGGATAGAGAGAACTTCGGTTCGTTCGAGATAATTGTATGTAGCACTGGAATAATGTTTAAAAACTATACAGGATTCAGAGTGTTCACTACCCCATACGCGGTAGGTTTGGACGGTGTGGCTCACGAAACATCCCTATACGCTTGGTTGAAGTACATGGTGGACTTCAAGAAATCAATCGTAGGCAAGGAGAATGAAATGTTCGGTGATACGACTTCCACAAATCTTGAGTTCTTGGAAGGAATGAAAGTCGTGACGGAAGCTAATCTTATCAAGCCTATGGCTGTATTCACTGACATTGACGAAGCACAGAAGGAAGCCGAAAATTATATGAAGTGGATGGAAGGTCAGATGAAAGATTTGAATAAAGCAATGAACACTACGCCACCTGAAGAAGATTTAAAGGCGAATGCTGAATTTGAGCAGAAGGTTATCATGGCAGAAGAGGCTAAGGAGGTATTCGATGGAAGTGTTGAAACCGAGGAAAGACAGGTATAATCCTGATAATACTTACCGTATCTATATCAATATAGGTAATCATCCGGGTGCGAAGTGGGTATCTTTCAAGGACAAGGAAACCGGGGAGGTTACTAAGGGTATATTCTTGCCTGACTGGGAAACTGGAGGCATACGGATAAGGCATGGGCAAGTCAAGTTTGAAATTAATGCAATACCCGTAAAAGGAAAGATAAATACTCATGTGCTTATTCCTGCTGTATATAAAGGTATTGATTGTGGACTTGGGCTAAGCATAGGTAATAAGGTGACAGACTTTAAGAAGGCTGTTATTGGAAACATGTATATATGCGGAGAAATACTTAATGAAGACCAAAAGAAAATACTAGAAAAGTATGTCAGAAGAAAAGGATTCTTTAAAATCGGGCGTTATAAGAAAAGTTGAGCGTATCGTGTGTGATTGCGTAAATAAAGTATTCTGCAATCAGGACCCTGTATATCCTTCAACTATCTATGAAGGAAGGACAAACATTATTCTTACAGGAAGGATTGCGAGAGGTGCAGTTTTTGCCGTATTGCATAACAGGTTCGGAATCTCATACGGTAATATTGCCAAACACTCAAAAATTAGCAGCAGGAACATTATACGGTCTGTAAAGACTTATAAGAGCATTCCTGATTCGGACAATGCCGTAATGATGATAAAAGAGCTTATAGAAGTTGAACTAAAAAAATTTCCAATTTTATGAATGATTTGCTTTCTTTTAAACGTAATGCCATGATGCTCGGTCTTTGCACTGGATATAAGAATAAATGGGACGTAGCTACAAGTAAGGAAGCGTTAATGGATATAGCTTTGGATTCAAACGGTGTGGAGCTGTTGACAGATGCTCATAGCTTTGGATTCGGTATGGATATTCAGTATATGAAACGAACGTTTTCTGACTATATTAATGGCAAATGGAAGCGGAGCAAGGATGGATATACTTCGTGCCTGTATGTGGACTTTAACGGGCAAATAGAGCAGGATTGCACGCTTACTACGGTGCTTGCTTCAAAGGTTGAGTTCCATGTTTCAAAAGGGAATGTGTGCAAGCTGTATGTTGGAGGTGGATCTACTGTAAATATCACCGGAGAAGGTATCTGCTACGTGTACTCATACGGCCACAATAAAGTGACCGGCAGGTTTAAGTCAATGAATTGTATAACTAAGTCCGAATGGGCTAAAAATTGATTATTATGGATAATTGTTATGTTAAACAACCGGTTAAGGTGATTGGCTATATTGTGCATGAGCCGACAAGGTCAAGTATTCCCGTTTATGATAAAATAGGATTGTTCAGAAGGCTTATGATTAAGGTTTGTTTCGGACTTAAATATAAGAAAATATGAAAGAAACAGAATATTGTATTGGTGATTTTCTGTATGGAATCCCATCAAGTAAAGAATCGGAAATGTACAATCCGATAGATAAAAGAGTTTTCATTTATAACGGATGCGTGACTGGTGACGGTTATGGTATTCTTATAGGTTGGAATGACGGGGAAATTAAAAAGAGTACAGGATTTAGAAATTTCATGTGGGGAGGTAATGTGCGAAAAGCAACCGAACAAGAAAAGCATGATTTTATGGCGAAATTAATGAATCAAGAAACAATTAAACCATATTAATTGATATGAAAAAGTACATTGGAACAAAACAGATTGAAGCAGAACCTATGACAAGAGGTGACGCGTGGGGAAAACATCTTCTTAGAGAAAAACCGTCAACGGAAAATTTTGACGATGAGGGTTATCATGTTCGTTATGAAGACGGATACGAAAGCTGGTCGCCAGTAAAACCGTTTGAAGAAGCATATAAGTGTGCAGATTCATTTCTTGACCGATTGGTAATTGAACAGAAGGATTTGGCAGCAAAGTTGGAGAAGCTCTGTCTGTTCGTTGAATCTCCAAAATTTGAGGAATCGGTTAAAGATGAAAATCAAAGAAGATTGCTTTTAGCTCAACGTGAGTATATGGGCGAGTATTTGAATATCATTAATCAACGTGTAAAACTTCTGAAAGAATAGCCTATCTGCCACGTGTAGAAAAAGTAACGGGTGCGTTGGTTAATGCTGGCGCACCTTGCTTAAAAATCAGATTATGAAAACAACAGACTTAAAAATAGGCAACTATGTTCATATCAAATTCCGCTCCCCACAGGGAGAAAGGCTTTCCATCCCCATGCAGATAGTCGGAATATTTTCAAGCATCAATAGGGCAAGCCCGAATGATACCGTTTACCTTGACTTTGAAGGAAACGAAGGTGATATATGGGAAGAAGAAGTACAAAATTTAGTATTCGCTAAAACGGAGCTTAAAAAACAATGAATTATATAGAAGAAGAGCAAATACAAGCCGACATAGAACGGTTTGAGCAAATAGGTAGCGATATTCCCGATGATGGCGATATGGTTGAACAAATACCATTGTTCAGCTCTTCCGATATGCAGTCAGTCATTGAGGACGGTAAGAAGAAGCCTCCTATTCATAGGCTTTGGGGCGATTTTTGGTGGGAGAACGAGCTTGTATTCTTATTTGCCGATAGCGGAATAGGTAAATCCATTCTTGCCACGCAGATAGCCTACGAGATAGCCAAAGGGGAAAGCGAATGTACGGAGGTGGAGGTAAGTCCTCAAACCGTTTTGTACTTCGACTTTGAGTTATCGGACAGGCAGCTTGCAAGAAGGTACTGCAATGCGGATTTCCCGAAGTCGCTTATCCGATGCACCATATCGGAAGAAGTGGACAGCGAAGATTTTAACATGAACGTGATTGACGGCATAAAAGACAAGCTGATTGATACAGGTGCAAAGGTTATGATACTTGATAATCTTTCCTATCTTTCTACGCAGACAGCAGAAGCGGAGTTCGCAGGTGCTATTATGGACGGTCTTACAAGATTGAAGCGTGAGCTGAAAATCAGTATCATGGTAATAGCGCATACGCCTAAGATTGAGGAATGGAAGCCCTTGTCTAAAACCAATATGGCAGGGAGCAAGCTTCTTTCCAACTTTGCGGACGGGGTGTTTGCCATAGGACGTACAAGGAATGGAGGACGTTATCTAAAACTACTAAAAACTCGCATGGTGAGTGAACCGGATGAAAAGTCGCTCCTGCCATATTTCAATATTATTTCGGAACCTTACCTTCATTTTGAAAAGGTTGGTGATGAAACGGAAAAGAAATTACTTATGGGAAAACCTGCAAAAGATTTTTTCACTTCTATTTGGGATAGAGCTGTTGCAGAGCCTATCCCTTTGAACGAGTTGGTTAAACTGATTATATCTAAGGATAATTCTAAAAATAGTGCAAAATCTAAGGATGGTAATGCCCGTAAGCGTATAGACCGTGCAATAAAGTACGGATCTTTAAAAAAGGACGAATTGAAGAATATTTATCTTAAGGCAGAACAATAATTATGGATATTCAAGAGATAAAGCAAAAGAAGCAGGAGTTGAACGACAAAATAGCCGTTCTTTTGAATGAGTTTGAGAATGAGACTGGGGTACAAGTTTCGGGTGTTGGCTTTGTAAAGCGTGTGTTATACGATGAGTTAGGACGTGAGGTAAGTAAGGTGTATGTTGTGGAAGTTGAGGTGAAAATATAAATATATGGAAGAATCTGTAAAGAACGACTTTAAGGACAAGAAACTTAGGTGGGATTTGCTGCCTTTGGATTTGATTGAAGATGTTGTGAGGGTCTATACTGCCGGAGCGGAGAAGTATGGTGCTAACAGGTGGCAGAATCTTCCTGATGGTTACAATCGCTATAAAGCTGCTATGCTAAGACACTTGGTTGAGTTTGAGAAAGGCAATGAGATTGACGAAGAAACAGGCTGTCGGCATTTGGCTCAGTGCGTTTGGAACGCTTTGGCTATGCTCCACTTTTCAAAGATTAAATCTGAAAAATAGCACACTGATTTTTGTATACCCCCGTGATTTTTCTGACAATCAATGTAAAAACATTAAAAATAGGATAATGTAATCCCCGTTCGTAGCGTTCGTGGATTTTTGTTGTATGCTATTAAACATGTATAAATTAAATAAGAAATCCATTGCAATACAAATTTTAGCCTCTATATTTGCATCATAATTACGCTCATGGCTACGCATACCTTAAAGCTGTATTTGCAGCTTATCCTTGAATAATAGGTATGCTTACCCCTTGTTTTTTTACAAATAACTCATTAGTATTATGGCATACAAAGCATTAGACATCGCAAATAAAATTATATCCAAAACAGATTTGGAACATGGTGATACTATATCAAATCTGAAATTGCAGAAGATGATGTATTACCAACAAGGTTTCCATTTGGCATATTTTGGAACACCATTGTTTGATGAGGATATTGTTGCTTGGCAATATGGACCGGTTGTCCCTTCTGTATATAAGGAATATAAATAGTTTGAATCCAATTCTATATCAACTTCAAAAGAAGGTATATCTTTATCAGATGATGAAGAAGAACTTTTCAACAATGTTTATGAGGAATACAACCAGTTTTCTGCTGTAGCCTTGATGAAAATGACACATGAAGAATCTCCTTGGAAAACCACGGAAATAAACTCTGTAATAAGCCGTGATAAGATGATGGCGTTTTTCAAAACACAAATTGAAGCATAAATGAGTGGCAAGTTTAAGTTAAAGCATAAAGATGTAAAGCCTAATTTAAAAGAAAAAGAGGTTGATGCGAGAAGCAAAGAACCTCTTTTCTGCTTTAAGTACTTGGATATGAAAACATCTTTAAAAGGATGTGATAATAGTGTGTTCAAGGATTTTGTAACGAGGATGCAAAAATTGTGCTGTCTTACTTGGAAAGATATAAACGTTTCCGGGAAACACCAGTATGGTTTTGAAATGATACCAATCAAACAGTTGAAGCCAACATCCCTTCCTGCAATAATCACAGAGGATATTAAAGAACTTGCTGTTTTCAGATATAGTGGCGATAACCGCCCTTTCGTATGTCTAATAATGGACTGTGTGATATACCCTATATTCATAGAAGCTAAATTCGGTGATATATACGACCACGGAAGTAAATAATAACAGATTTATCATACGTATGAAGCGGTAAGAGAACATCCTACCGCTTCATTTTTATTGCATAACTACACGTAAATCCGGGTCCTTAGAGTTAGCGTTAATGGGCACTTTGCTTTCTAACATGCCTCTTTTTTTGCTCCATTGTAGATTATGTGGTAATTTTGCAGCCGTTTACTAACTTAAACAAAGATTGCTATATGGAAGAAAATAAAATATTGGTAGCTAAGTACGGCTCAGATAAAACTCCGTTGCGACTGGGCAATTTAGAAATACCATGCTATGTGCTCGACAATGGAATGAGAGTATTTTCCGGTAGAGGAATACAAAAGGCAATAGGTTATGATAGCAAAAGCGGTCAGTGGATGAATAGTTTCTGTAAAATGGATGGTGTTTCAAGCTATCTTTGTGCCGGTGATAACAGCATATCAGAGCGGCTTTCTAAACCTATAAAATTCAAAAGGAATAATGCAGGTGGCTCACAATCAACGGCTAACGGATATGAAGTTACTCTTTTGGTCGATATTTGTTCGGCTATAATAGACGCAAATCGTGCCGGTGTTTTTGATAATGAATTTATGATTAAAACAACATATTTATTATGAAGAAGATTTTATTATTAGCGATTTTGGCTATATCCTTTGTTTCGTGCAATGGTGGTCTTGAAAGTAGGGCTAAGAAGCAGATGGAGAAAACTATGCTTAAAATGGCAAGAAACCCAGATGCGTTAAAAATATCAGATATTGAAACGTCCGAACTTAACGATACATTGTGTATCTTATTATGTAAAGTGCGTGGTGAAAATATGTTTGGAGGATATGATATTTCTGAATATGAATATTATTATCTGAAGGATTCTGTGGACGGATGTGATGTGTATTATGAAAATATTATAGATATAGGCAAAGGCTGTAGAATGAATAGATTTTTAAATATAGTAGTAGATGCAGAATTAGGATTCAAAGGGAATGAAGAAATATCCCCAGAACATTTTATAACTATTAATTCTCCATCTTCTGATTATAATAAAGCTGTCAAGTTCTTAGTATATGGTCACCGTAATGACAGCGCTTTTAATAATAAGAGTGCTTATGAGTTTCACATATCAGTTTACAATATTGCGGTTGAAACGATATGCAAAACTTTTGGGAGAAAGGTTGATTAATTTGTGATATTTGCTAAAAAACACACTGCAAAGTTTTGCTATATCAAAAAATATGCTTTACTTTGCGGTGTTCAAATTATAGCGGTGCAAAGCCGCAAAAATAGCGGTATTTTTTTTGTGCCTATACATAAAGTAGTCTTTAAAAATATAAAGATATAACTGCGCCGTGTCGTGGAGTAGAAATGCCCACGGAGTTTGCTATAAACTTGAACAACACGTAGCGCAGTTTTTTTATTGTTCAAATTATAGTTATGGAAGAGTTAACTTCTCCTACCGCTTACCAAAAGGCGGTAATCGGCATCCTTCTCAAAGAGATGAGAATATTCAATCGTATCAGACACATAAAAGGGATTGTTCCATTCTGTGCAGTGCTAATCCTCTACCTTTTCCATTTGTTCCTATATCCGTTTGTGAAACTTGCAAAGTGATGGAATTACAACCTTATTTTTCAATATCCTATAAAGCAATGATATATGTTTGAATAATCATTGCATGGTATCAAGAAAATTAATGTGATATGCTTTATACGCATGGTTTGTTAAGAATGAGTACAAATTATCATCTATTTTCGATGTATTTTAATGTTCATTAACGCACAATCATGCAGGATAATGCACGCAAATACAAGGACATTTTTACCTCATTTTTAGGATATTGTAAAGTGGAAATCATCCATTATTTTTGCATCGTAGAAACAACGTTCTTCAGCTCATTTCGTGGTTGTCATGTGCTGGAGTGAATAAAGATATTACTGGGCATTTCCCTTTGGAGCAGACAACCACATTAGGCTTCATCGGGATTTGCCCTTTACTTTTCAATATAGGAATAAAATGGGGAATATACAAGTAATTAAGAAAGCTGAATTATTAGGTCATTCATTTACAGTTTACGGAACTGTCGAAAATCCGTTGTTTCTTGCCAAAGAAGTGGCAGAAGTATTGAACTATTCTGAAAGTAATTCAAGTAAGTTGACCAACCTTGTAGAAAGCGATGAAAAGGTTCGTAACACTATTACGACCCTTGGTGGAAATCAAGAAGTTTGGTTCTTAACCGAAGATGGCTTATACGAAGTCCTCATGCAATCCCGCAAGCCAATTGCCAAAGAATTTAAGAAAGGCGTAAAGGAGATTTTAAAGTCCATCCGAAAGACGGGCGGCTACATCGCAACTAAATCCGACGACACTCCTGAAGAAATCATGGCACGTGCTCTAACCATCGCACAAGCTACCCTCGCCAAGAGAGAGGAACGGTTAAAGCAGCTTGAAGCGGAGAACGAACACAAGCAAGTTGTTATTGAACAGAAAGAGGAAGAAATTGTCATCAAGGACAAGGAAATTAAAGCTCTCGCCCCAAAATGTGAAAGTTTCGATAAGATAATGTCGAGTGAAGGCCTTGTCACAACCAATATGATAGCCGCATTTTTGGGAATATCGGCAATAAAGCTGAACAAGCTGTTATGCAATTGGTATATTCAGTACAAACAATCAGGCATTTACTTCCTTCATGTCAAATACAGAGGGAACGGATACACTAAACACGTTCCACATCCGTACATAGACAATGGAGTGCAGAAATCAAGGGAACACATGTATTGGACGGAAAAAGGGCGTAAATTTGTAATTGAATTGTATAACTCTAAAATAGCCTCATAATATGGAAAAGCCTATGTTTAAGAACATGGATAAGATTAAAGGTTCTATTCATGAAAGTATTGAAAGTGATAACGGTGTAAATATCACAATCGGTCAGTCTTACTCGACTACACATGACGAAGAGATGAAGATTTCAGTATGTATGGAAAAAGATGGTGATGAAATAGCCGCAATTTTGACAAAGGAGGATGCTACTCGTTTATATGATGGCTTGAAATATGTTTTAGGTCAAGCAGATTAAGGGAGAATTAGAACCTGCTGCATAATATAAAGTCAACCATTAGTTTATAAACCAATTACTTACGTTATCCGCATTTATGCGGATGGCAAGAGGTATGTCTAAAAATAAAGGAAAGTATGTTTGAAAGTGAAATATCTATAAAAACTTTTGTGCCGATGTCAATTTTTCGTGCGATGTATAGTAGAGATGTAAATAATCCATATTTTATATTCCAAATTAGGGAAAATGACCGACCTGAAAATACGATGCAAAGCGTAATTGTGTCAAAGGAAGATGCTATAAAACTGCTTCAGTATCTTCAAGGAATTTTAGGTGGGAATATTCCGATGTTTTAAATAAAAATAGAACAGTAACTAATAAAATCATGCTAAAAATGGAAACAAATAATTCAGTATCAATAAGAAAAGAAGATGTTAAAGACATTTTGGACATAGCAAGCAGACTGGAAGGAAAAGAAGCGATTGCGCAAATAATACGATTTTCGGATTGCCCGAAAGACAGTATGACTGGGGATCTTGATCTTAAATCAGTCCTTCGCTTCTACTCAAATGTGAGATACTTGCAAGAAATATTACAAAGTTTTTTAGCAAAATAATAATGAGAGTTATGAAAAATCAAGTATTATCAATCGAACAGATGTTGCACCTGAGAGAATTGGGCGTTGATACGAGTAATGCGAGCATGGTGTGCATATTTACTGATGATAGGGGTGCTATACAAGATTGGCATGAATTAGTAGATATGAGCCCAATATTCTTTGTTGGATTAAGATTAGGTTATTATGATGCCGAAAGAGGAGATTACGACCACTCATATCGTAAAGATTGCGGTGTATTCACCCTGCAAGACATTATAGATTTACTGCCGAAAGAAATAAAGACAAGTACAGATACTTATTGGCTGACAATATCCATTTATGATTGCAAAGAATGGTATGTATGCTATTCAATGTCAGATGAATTTGATTACTATAAGGAGTTTAAGTCAAAGTCATTGCTTGATGCAGCCTACGAGATGCTGTGTTGGTGTGCCGAGAACGGATATATTAAACAATTAAATACTAAAATTATGAATTACGAAGAAGCAAAAGTAGACAAGTTGAATCGCATTATTGTAATGCAGAGCGGGGAAGAAATCTCTTTCAACGACAAATCGCTTGCGAAAGGTTCTGCGGACGAACCTGTTATATTCGGAGTTGCGGTGAGCAGAAAAGAAGTGAAAAAGTTTGGAATGGAAATCGGTATCAGCGTCTTTGATGTATGCGACAACATCGAAAGATACTACTATTTCACTTTTCAGGAAGCCAAGATACTTGCTGAAAAACTTTCCAAAGGGATTAAGGGAATTGAGGAAAGAGAAAGCGATTATGTTGTGATAGACGGAAGAAAGTACAAACTGACAGAAGTGGTTGATTCGCAAGATTGAACCGTATATTATGGACTAATTGCCACATATTAGCATAAGAGCACGTTGAGGATTGACCAACGTTTCAAATGAAAAGGCACTCTACTTATCGCAAGCGAAGTGCCCCTTTTGTATAGATTGGTTCAGAAGCTACTGCATTACAACGCGCAAGGCTGGTCCCTTGGAATTTGGACTTGGTGCAAACACACGGTCTATCCTGTCCGAAAGGATTTCCAAATACCTCGTCTGCGCCCTCAACTCAACAATCATGGGGTTAGATTCGCCCGATTGGGACTCTAAGCTGTAGCGGGCTTCTAATAGCACTCTGATTGCGGCTATGTCAGTTGTCTGTTGATTGACAAAGAACCTAATAGAATTAAGTAATGCTTCAAGAGCTTCTGCTGTGGTTTCTGATACACCTTGTATACTTTGAGTAAGTGCCGACAATTCAGATTTCTGCCCTACACTTGTGCCTTTGTATCCTAATGTTTCCATAAGCGCAAGCAAATCTTCATTTAATCCTTTCAATGCGCTTTCTCCAAGAGCCTGGATGTTTGCAAGCTCTTCTTTAGTGAGGTTAATCCCTCCTACGCTCCCCTCTGTAACAGATTCATCTATTTTCTCAAACAGTTCCTTCAAACGCCCTTGCGCAAGTCTCATTGTAGCTTGTTTGACGATAAGATTTTCAATAAAACTATCAAAGTTTTCATTAAGGGCTTTTAGTCCATCTTCTGTTTCATTGAAAGCATCCATCCATGCTTGAACAAATGAAGAGGCGGCATCCTTATATTCTGACTCCCCACCTATACCTCCTAATTCTAATTTCTGTTGGTCTAAAATTTCTTGTCTTGTCTTTTTCAGTTCATTTATAGCATCATTCCATTCATCAATACGGTCTCTATCAGAATCTTTCTTTGCCTCTTCTGAGTTAATCATATTTTCATATGATTCAATCTGTTGGTCTAAATTGGCTATTGTATCTTTGGTTTGTGTACGAAGATCATCTGCACTCCAAGCGGCTTCCATCTTCTCCTTTAACTCATCGTATGCCCTACCAAGTGATTCTATATTCTTTATTTGCCGTTGGATTTCACGTTCTTTCTTCTTGTTCTTATTGCCAATGCCGAATATGCTACCGATTGTCTTGCCAAGTCCGGTGAGTACATTCAGAGAGCTACTTATTGGCTTTGTTATGTCAAAACTTTCAAGAGAACCGAATAATGCACCTACACCATCTAAAATTTCATAAAGGTCTTCTCCTATTGCAACACCGAAACTATCCTCCAACATGTGAGCAAAGTCTGATACCGAATTTGTAATACCCGATATACTTTCAACCATACCTCCACCCATATCAATCTTTCCAAGAGATTGTATTATCCCTTGTAGCTTTTGAGCCTGTTGCGACAAAGCTCTGTTGGCAGCATCATATCCGGCTACTATCTCGTCTTGCTTTTTCTTCTTGTCAACTAATAAATCGTAGTTATTTTGTTCAACTTCATATTCTTCAAATGCTGCATCTATATTTTCAGTAGCGGATTCATAAGCTGCTTTCTTTTCTGCTACTATTTTACTTTGCGTGCGTAATTGTTCCTCATATTTTGCTTGCAAATCTCTCGCTTTAGCCTCGTCCTTCTCATTTTTTGCATTTTCTTTACGGAGCTTTGTATATTCCTTGAGAGATTTTGTTAACTTATTCCACGGGTCTCTTTGGTTAAGCTGTTTGTCAAGTTTTTCTTCTTGCTCCATTATTTGCTTCAACCCTGTAGGTGACAAGTCTTTTAATTCCTCACGCATTTTCACAAGCTTATCTTTCATGCTTTGCAATGCGGCAGTGGAATAGTATTCTATATTGTCAAACAAGTTAAGATAGCTGTCCGATGAAGTAAATTCCTTCCATGCATTATTAGCTGACTTTTGATTGTACATCTTTGTCGCATTTTCTTCTAGCCTTTTTTGTAAGTCCGGAGTGTTTTGGAATTTGTCACGTATCTCTTCTAAGTCTTTGTAATACTGTTCATCGAGCTGTAATTGTTCTGAAAGCTGAGTTTTGTATGATTTGACCAGCCTTTCGATAGTATCTTGTTGCTCCTTTATGCGCTGCTGATTCAACTTATCCAAATCGGCTAAGTATTGCTTGTTTGCGTCAGTATCTGCAACAAGGTACTCTCCTTTTGGGAAATTCTTTTCGTATGATGCTTTCATTTCTTTTTCGAGACCATCCAATGTCCTTGCAAGTCCGGGGAACAACTGTTGAACCTCCGCTTCGGACAGTCCTGCATCTTTCAGTTTCTTGTGCAAGTCCAATCCGTTGAACATGGATTCAATGTTCTTCTTGGTAATGTCAAGTTGTTTCTTTATATCCTCTGCATCCTTTTCGTCAAACAAGACATTAGCATCTTTTTGTGCTCCTATTTTCTTCCTAAAGTCAGTAATAATCTTTGCAAGCTCCTGCAAAGCCTTTGCGGTATTCTCCTTATTTGGAAGGAAAACATCTCCAATAATGTTTTTGGGCATCTTCACGTCTTTAAGCTGTGACGTATACCGCTCCATAACAGTCTTAGCAGCCTGATCGCTGCCCATTACCTTGCTCAGCTTCTCGTATTCCTTATTCAATTCTTTGATAAGGGTAATACGCTCGGCTAATATATCACGTTGAAGTTTAGTGTCTATATCTGGTTCATTCTTATTACCGGTTTTCGTTTTCTTGGTGAAATCCAAATTAAATTCATCTGTAAGTATTTCCTCTATGAGATTTGCAATTTCAGAATTTTCGTTAATGAAACGCCTTGCCAATGCGACTTTTGCATCTTCATTAAGCAACTTGTTACTAAATGCTTTCGTAAATACATCCCTTACTTTTTCTTTTATTTTTTCACCGGATTTGTCAAGAGTATCAATTATCCCTCTTACGCCTTCAAGGATATTGCTTTTTACACCGGAAAAAGTTGTTTCTGAAATTGTAGGGATGTAAACATCCCCTGCAAACACGACATCTCCTCCTATTGTTTTCTTTATTTTATTCAGGAGTTTTTCAAGTTTATTGTAATAGTCTTGCAGCGCTTTCAAAGACCCGGATTCTTTCACGCCTTGTTCGAGCGATTTTAGTTCTTCGCGCATGGTATCGTCAATACCAGTACCAGCTTTCAATAATTTTGCAATTTCAGACTGTATCTCTGGAATCTTTGATACTGCGCGAGTATAAGATTCTTTCAGATTTTTATCCGCGTCTTCATAATCCTTCTGCCAGAAAAACCATGAGTTGTTTTTCGTATCAAGATTATATTGCTGGTCAAGCACAAGCATTGCATCTAAATAATTCTTGTGCTGCTCCAATAAATTATCATATTGCTGTTTCGCCTCTTTTTCGGACAAGTTTGCTTTTATTTCAATACTGAAACCTTCGTTATTCATTTCCTTGACGAGCGCATTCAAAGCCTCCTTGATTTTCGGCTTTGATGTTTTTTCGTCTAAGGTCACAGATAGATTTTCTATTTCAGATACACGAACTTGTCCTTTGTAGTATTTATTATCCGCTTCCTTTTGCGCCTTGCTGTATTCACGCTGTACACTTATCAAATGAGTGAAAAGTTCTATTGCAGTAGTCAGACCAAGTAGAGGAATCGCACCTAAGAATGCCGTTTTCAAAGAAGCTCCAAGTTTTGTTGCTTGTCCGCTCAATCCTGCCATCATCCCTTTTAGTACGCCAAAATGTTTTGCTTGCGTCATGGCATTTTTAGCAGCCGTTCCGAATGACCCGTTCAGAATTTTGTATGATATTATAAGTGATATTATTACTTCTGTTAAAGTTTTACCGACATTTGCAACCGTTTCCCAATTATCAATAAGGGATTTAACGGCGTCAATAGTGCCTTTTAAAGTATCTTCATTAGCCTTACCGATAGAATTAAGCATCACATCAATACTATCCTTCAAGTTGGAAATCTTACCCTGCAAGGTTTCGGCTTGTATTTCCTGCATATTGTAGAACAATCCTCCTTTGTCAGTCAATCTTTGGAAGATATTCTCTATATCCTCAAAGGTGACTTTACGCTTGGAAATCATATCTACAATCTGCGCCGTGGTGTACGCTTCGCCTTTTACTTCTTGAAAGTATCGTTGAAGCTCCCCATACAAATTGATACCTGCTTCCGTAAACTGACGAACTTCTGTACCACGCAAATATGCTGCCGCTTTGACCTGCCCATAAGCAAGGATAAGTCTGCCCATATCCACACCTAAACCAGCAGATACATCGGCAAGTCGTTTTGTCGTATCATATAACTTGTCGCTCTCAATACGGTATGCCGCAAGCTGTTTTGTGAATGTAACCAGTTCCTTAATTTGAAATGGCGACTTTACGGCAAGTTGGACAGTCTTGTTGAAAATTTGGTCTGCCTGTGATTTATTTTGTAAGATTGCTTGTAACGAACGCTGCTGCAATTCAAATTCACCGCGCACTTTTGCCAACTTGCTGATATACCCTTCAATCTGTGACACAGAGAACAACAAAGCAAGCTGACGGCTTAATTGCCCGGCTGTATCCATCAGGTTGCGATGGCGTGTGGCAAGCTGCTGTGATTTGACTCCTGCTTCCGTCAATGCTTGGTTGTGTTTTGCAATGGCTTGGTTTATCTGTTCAAGCATGCTCTTATAGTTCGCATCGGTAGTATTCAAAGATAAACGAGCTTTTTTTAGGTACTCTATTGCCGTGATTTGCCGTTGAAGTGTATTTGCTGTTTTAGAAAAGTCAAGCGCACCCTGTGCGGTTGTATTCTGTTTGTAGTTTTGTGCTTTTGCCAAATCTGCCGAAACCTTATAAGCACGTCTGTCAGCAGCTATTCTTCTTTCCGTCTCTTTTTCTTTAGATTGGGCACGTTGCTCGTCCGTCTTTCGTTGCTCGTCAAGCTCCATCTTCATGTAGCGCATGGCTTCTACCGCAGCCTTTTGTTGCGGCTTTGACAAGTCCATGTTCTCAACGTATTTTTTCAAATCCGAATATCCCTGCTTCAATCCGGATATATTAAAGTTAGCAAATGAACCTTCTCCGATTTTATTGTTTCCTATTCTGTTTAGCAAATCTGCCGCACGTGAAAGGCTTTCGTTCAGAGAAGTAGTCTTTCTTGTAGTCTCTTCCGCACCTTTCCCTGCTCCTTCAAATGGATTACCTTTTATAGCATCTATCTTTTTGGCTAACGAAGTAATCACACTTTCCAATTTACTCGTATCCATTACCACACTGCCAAACCCGTTTTTCAATGCATCTGCTGCTGTATGGGCATGTTTCTCTATCATCTCCAGCTTCTCATCGAAACTATCCAACTTCTTTAATACATCCGGTGTTATATTGAGGAATGCACCTGCTTCGTTATTTGCCATCGTTATACTGTTTAATTATTGGTAATCCCAAATCGTTCAAATTCTTTAAATCATCGACACAGCCTATCTTGCCGACCTTACTATTCTTATCCTTGTTCAAGTATTCCACATGGGAGAAATCGAATGAGCTTAACCGTACCTGCCCGACCGTCATTCCCCACAAGTATTCGTCACGAGAGCACCAAGTGTTGGAGCGAAGGAAATCAACCATCTGCCCCCACTCGGTACGGGAGATTATCAGCTTCGTTCCGCTTTCTTCGTCTTCCTCGTCAGGGTCATTTCCCTCACGGTCTGAATCACATTGGTACTCTCGAAAAAAAAATCCGTGCTTATGAGGTTTAGTATTTCGCCAAGCAATAAAGCCCAGTCCTTCATGTCATATTCTCCCCACATGAGAAGGTCGTAAACCTGCCTGTACTCTTCGGAAAGTTCTCTTTTATCGTAGTCAGAGAAAATCCTTTCCTTGTCATTGAGCAAAGCAAGTGTTATCACGTGTACAACCGCCGGGAGATTCACGGCAAACTCCTTGATTACGTCCCCCATGCTCAACTTCTCTCCTTTGACAATCTGACAAGCCTGTTCCGCAATGAGCCACTGCACGCCAGGCTTCAATCCTGTTATACTCCATTCCGTCCCGTGAAGCGTTACAAGGCTTGGACTGTCGTTCATTATCCTTGCAAGCCTTTCCATTGATTCATCGGAAACTCTTTTTACAGAAGTGCTTTCCTGTTCTTTGTCTTTCTTCTTTGTCGCTCTATATACCGCCATGATTCAAACAAAAAGGGCGGCGGCATATCAGCCTACCGCCCTGTTCAACAATCTTTTTACCTATATAACCTATGCTTTTAAGCCGTCTCTGTTGGCATGGTAAAGTCCTCATTCACGTATGCGGCCGTCTTGATGGTCTTACCGTTAGCCGTCAATGCCACACTGGTTGCAGTTCCGGCAAGATTCAGACGGGCGATGTTACTGTTCATGCTCTCAACCATAAGGCGTGAGTTCAACTGCAACTTCGGAACACAGATGCTCATGTACTTGTCGTTGCCTTCCGTGTCCGTTCCGTTCTTGAAAACAAGGTCAATCTTTACATACGTCTTTTGGTATGCAGCCGGAGCGAACAACTTCTTGGCGGTCGCATCGTATGTGTAGTTAGCGAAGTTCACAAGAACGTCCTTCTGAATGTCTGCCACCTCTGACGCGAACTGGAATTTACCAAGCGATACAATGTCAAGAATCGGGTCATCGGAGAACTCGTTCTCAATCGTTGTTGAATCGTTGTCATCCTGGGAGATTGTGGTGGTGTCACGGACTACCTCGTCAAAGATGAAAGTATCGCCTGCCGGATTGTCGGCTGTCTCCGTTGTATCACCCGTGTAAAGTGTAGCTACCAAGCAATCGGGCTTGATAATCTGCAATGAGGTTGGGCTGGTTCTTTTTACTGTTGCTGCCATAATGTTATCCTTTCTTTTTTTAAATGTTTCTTACCGTTATGTTTACGTTTATCACATTGTAGTAGTAGTTCCTGTTTTGGTCGTAGTCTGCGTCACGGAAGTTCACTTCAATCACATAGTGTCGGTCGTTGCATGATTCAATAGCATTGTCAAGAGAAAGTTCCATAGCGTATAGCCGTTTAACGGGCTTTGTACCGTGGCTGTCAACGGATTTTGCGTATAGGAATATGTTCGCAGAGCCTTTGGCGTAAGCACCGTAATCCTTGAGTGAGAGCACATCGACAAGCACCATGTCTTTCCAACTGCTGTCAACGGTTGCAGGCATATTCCCGATAAAAAGGTTATCCGAAATCCCAGCTTTCGTGAGAAGCATTGAAAAGAAGTTTTCCGCTCTTGATGTTGTCTTGTATATGTTTCCCATAATCAATAACTACCGTGACTTATTATCCCGAAATTCGCGTTCTTGAACTTTGAAGCAATCCGCTTTACGTCATCCCTTGCCGTTGCTATCACTTCGTACTTGTATTTACTCTCCACAATCTCACCGTATGGCATTGCGACCGCTACAACCAAGTCTATCCCATCATGTGCCTTGTACTTGTTTTGCAGGAAATCAGTAATAGCTTCACGACCTTTAATCGTTTCACCATACCACTTTCTGCCTTTCTCAGCTTTAACAGCAGGGAATCCGCTTGCAACCAGTTTCTTGTCAACATACACTCCCCAACCGTAGCTGTCGTGAAGGTTGTGTGTACGATGTGTGTAACCTTTGTTTTTAAGCTGGCTATCCACAATTTTCTGCCCTTCAACGGAAAGGAATCTGACAAGTTCTGATATGCGGTCTTTCTTTGCCATAGCCTACACCTCGCTCATTTTAATGTCAACGTGGCAACCGCCCAACTGGCTGTATTCAAGTCCTACCACACGGCCGTTAATAGGTATCGCATAATCCTCGCATTTGAAGTTGGTGTTGAACCTTATAGGCAACTTTGCACCTATCTCGCAAGGGAAGAACACCTTGTAATCAGCCATTATAGTACCTGAATTAATCAGCTTTGCGGCTTGCTGTATGTCGCATTCGGTTTCAAGAAGGATAGTCTCTCCCGAAGTTCCCGTATTCCCTTCGTTTCCATCAGTTGTTCCACCTTCGGAAGGGCTACCCGTATCTCCACCGCCAAGCAAGTCACCGTCACCGATAAGGTCTCCATCCTCCGGCTTATTCGTCACAACGGTATAGAACGTACCGTGAAACGGGTATTGGGTTATTGCTTTTCTTTTCAGGCGCATAACTACACATCCAATGAATTTTCATTTACCCAACTCATACCTCCGCTATCCATGCTCGCCAACGCCTCTTCTTCACCGTACTTCTTGTACAATGCTTTCAGACGGTCTTTCAAGTTTTGGATAATTGCTGCCGTTACCGTCTCACTCCCTACGTCCTGCCGATAATTCCCGTGCTGGAGTGACGATGAAGCCACAGACCACGGGCCGTTTATTACAAGTTCATAGAGTGCGATAAGGCAATGGTCTTTAGTGCATTCATCTATTTCAGAACGGTCTGAAATAAACATCAAACCGTTTTCGTATGCGATATTTTCAAGCGCATCATCTTCAAAGACAAATCTCGTAAGCCCATTGAGGTATGCTATCGGGTCAAATGATTTTTCCATAACTACTACGCAATGTATTGTACATTTAATCGTCTGCCTGACTTGTGTCTACAATTACGTGATTACGGAATGTTTTCAGTGCAGGACAAGCTGACATCATTACATCAGTATGCCATTCCTTATACAGCCCGTTGTTTGTTGTTGTATTCACAATCGTGCAGAGACCATCGTTAGCCTGAGCAAAAATCTTGGTTATTACGCTTGAACCATACTTATCAAACATCTGTTTGTCTAGGTTATTGGTGTATTCAAACTCACAAGCATATCCGGCAGGGCGGAGAACAGCAATCTTATCGTCCCAACCTTGTACGAATGTGTCTCCGGTATTGGTAAGATTACGCTCACGTTCTTCAACAATTTCAATTGGAGATACACCGGGATAATCACGGAAAGCAGCTAAGAACAACTCTCGTGTAGTAGGTGCAGTAGCGGTTGTTGCGATGTAAGCTAAAGGATTTTTCTTGAAACTTTCAATCAATTCCTTAACTTCGGCATTTTGCAGCATTACTTCGTAAAACATCTTGCGTGTAACCTGCCATACCATTGCACCTTCATACCCCCATTCTTCACGATATTTTTTCTCCTTTTCCGCCATTTGACTGAGAATCTTACATTTTTCGTCTGTCCAAACTACTGTGCCAGCTTTAGTAAAGTTCTCTGTTGGTATATCAGCCTTATGCAACGGAGCTTGAACGCCACGTGCGATATTTCGGTAGTCAATATGACCTTTAGACATTAACTGTGCAGTCATGAAGTTCATGGTTGCGTCCGCACTATCAAGTTGGGACTGTAATGTATGTACCCAAGCGGCTACCAAATCGGCATCGTTTCCAAACAACTCAAACTGTTGTTCTTTTGCTTCACGTTCCATAGCTGTTTCAACGAAACCGGGAGCGATAAAATCAGGGATGGATGCGGTGTACCAGTGCAGACCGTCCTTATCCATTTGATTACTGTCACCAAGAGGTGCACGCAAATCCATTAAAGGAGCGGCTTTCAAGTCACGTCCTTTCACAGAAAAAGTAGCGATGCCATTAGGAGCGGTAGGTGTGGGAGCACCAGCTTTTACACCTTGAGTCTTGTACCAACCATAATTAGTGTATAGCAGACCTTCTGTATTGACAAAGGATTGCAAGAAACGTTGATTGGTCTTGTCTGAAAAGAATCTTGCATATCTGCTGTTATTAAAATCAAATTTAGGCATAGTTTCGTCAATTTTAAATGTTAAACCAACCCTTAACCTTGCTCTTGTTCAAAGCTTTTAATGCAGCCGAAAGAGGTTGCATACGGTCTTCGTAGAGGAATACATCTCCTAATGCCAATGCAGGAGTGATAAGGTATCTTGCACCATCGAAATCATCTTCGGATGCAGCCGGGTCAAAAACAAAATCAAAGTCGCAGGGAAGGTATGAGTTAGGATTAGTAACCATAGCTTCTTTACCAGAACCTGCTTCTTTCGCTTCAACAAGAACAGATGAAGTTGTTAATGTTCCGAGGGTTGCGCTCAATGTAACTTTCCAAACATCGCCAGCCGTTCCGTCAGTCGCTTTTTCAACGGCTGTGACTGTTACTGCTGTTCCTTTCCCTACCAATGTGGTAGGAGCAACCATGAGAACGTCCCCTACAAACGGAATGAGGGAATACCCGTCTCTTTTCAAGTAAATAACCGTATCAGATGATTCTGATGTAGCTTTTGCAACTGCATACGATTTTAGGATGCGTATTTCGCTTCCATTAGAACCATTACTGGGAATATATTCAGCGAGCGTTCCGGCAAAAGCTCTTGCATTACCTTTGAATGGGTTTTTAACAATTCCACCACTGGTAGGAAATACAAGTGCGTCTTTCCCGCTCATCTGTAGCTTCACGAAGACATAGCGATGACCACCAATGCTTCCGCGAGCCTGAACCAATGCTCTACCGGGAAGATAGCCACTGTTCAATAGGATTTGCTGATAGAAATCTGACATTTTCTTTTTGGTTTAAATGATTATTATTTTTCTTCTCTGTGCGACTGCTTCTTTACGACAGCAACCACATCGGCAAAGTCATCGGTCTTTTCCTTACCGCCTCCCGTGCCGCCCGGAGTGATGTTAGGTGGAGTGTTAGCATTAAACTTATTGTAGCTCTTGACCAGTCTTTCTGTAAGAGCGTCAACGTCAGTTTCAGAATCAATGTGAATCAGTTCAAGCTGGTCGTTAATCCAGTCTTCATTTTTCACGTCTTTCCCTTTCAAGGCTGATTTTAGCTGGCTGCGTTTTTCGGATACTGCTTTAGCCTTGTTGTTCTCTTCCTCACGTTTGAGCAAGGAATTAATCTGTTCCTGCATCTTCTGCAATTCAGACTTGTTTCCACCATCGCCATTGCCATCTCCGTTACCGTCTCCGTCATTCTTTTGGGGATGATTCTTTTCCCACTCCTTTACAAACTTTGAATTGTCGTTGCGTACATTGTTGTCGATACGTTCCAAGCGTTTAATCTTTTTGCCTACGGCATCTGCCAACTCCAATTCTTCGTTGTTACCACTCTCTTCCAAATCGGCGTAGATGTCTTCTACTTCCTCATTGAAACTTCTCTCACTCATAGCCAAGTTTTTCTTGCCGTTGTTGGTGAGTTTTGCTTTCAGTGCTTCTGAAAACTGTTCTTTCGTAAACTTCATACACTATATGTTTCATAATGATTATATGCGAAAGTAATGCTTTAACAAAAATGTATAACTATAAAAAAATCACTGTATTTATCACTATGATAAATAGACATTAATTTAAGTATATATTACCTTGTTATTAAGAGCTATTTTTGCTTTTGATGAAAGAGCAAGAAGTACATAGAGAAGTCGTAATCAAGCCGCAAGAAGGATTCCAAATGCAGTTTGCATCATCGTGCGTGGATGTGGTGTTCGGCGGAGGCAACCTCGGTGGAGGCAAGATGACGCTATTAACAGACTGTGTTATAACTCCTTATGGATTGAGAAAAGTAGGTGATTTAAAAGTTGGAGATGTTATTTCAGACCCAACTACGGGAGGTTCTCAATCTATTGCTCAACTACATCCGATAGAAGAACATGAGTTTTATAGATTGACTTTTGACGATGGAACTTATGTGGATTGCTCAGAGGGGCATCTTTGGAAAGTAAAAAAGAGCGGTGGTGAATGGAAGTTAAAAGAAGCTATTTCTATATTTAATGACTACCAAGATAATGCAAACAGAAAGCGGAAGTTAATATATGGGATACCTATTACAGAAGCCATATCGTTTTCTGAATCAATGTCGCAAGATTTTGATAGGCCACTGCATCCTTATTTTGTCGGCAATATGATTGGGAATGGATGTATGTCTAATTTTTACATCAATGAGTTACATAAGGTATCTCTTACTACTCCATTTGACGAAATAGCAATCAGGCTTTCTAAATTAGGATTTGATATGTCGCATTTTGAAGAAAGAAGCGGATGCAAAACATATCATATATACAATAAAGTAGTACGTGATTCAATATCACATATAGGTCTTTCAGGAAAAACATCAATAGATAAGTTCATACCTGATTCATATAAATACGCTCCAGTTGAGGAACGTAAAGAACTAATGAGAGGTCTTATTGATTCTGATGGAAGCGTTGATGAACGTGGCAGAATTTCATACTACACAATTAGCGAAAAGCTTGCTAATGATGTAGCTTTTGTTGCAAGGTCGCTTGGGTATTGGGTATCTAAACACGTGCAAACAAACAGAAGATATAAAACATCTGATGGGGAAACCCATATTGGGAAAGATTTATATAGACTTAGAATATCATGTAAAAATCCCAAGGAAATAGTAACCGTAAAAAATAAGGCTTCAAGACTACATGACAGGGTTAGAGAAATGACTAAATCTATCAAATCAATCGAGCCAATAGGACGAAAAATTGGTAGATGTATAACCGTAAGTAACCAACATGGACTGTATGCGACTAAAGATTTCATTGTGACTCACAATTCCTTTGCTCTTGTCCTTGCTCTTGCAGAACCGTTAATGGCAGATGGGGATTTCCGTGCGGTTATTACACGTAGGTCTTTGCAGTCGCAAAAGACGGGAGGTTCATTCGTAGATACATTCAAGGCTATATTCGGTGACTATTGTTCTGTAAAGACTGCCGATAGCCCTCGCATATCATTCCCAAGTGGTGCGTATTGCGACTTGACCTATATAGATGATACTAATCTTGACAAAATGCGTGAGCAATGGAAAGGTAAACAGATTGATGCTATATGTATTGACGAAATTACCGAAATGTCTTGGGAAGCGTTCAGCTATGTCCAGACCCGTAATCGTGGACGGTCAAAGACATTTACGGGAAAGTTCTTCGCTACACTTAATCCGAAACGAAGCCATTGGACGAGAAAATTCTTGGATTGGTATATTGGCGTTGATGGTTTTATTATGCCAGATAGAAACGGGAAAGTAAGATATTTCTATGTAAACGGCTCTACCGTTGATGATGTGGTTTGGGGTGATTCCAAAGAAGAAGTTTATGCTAAGTGTAAGATAGATATTGATAGGAAACTTGCCCGTATTGGAGGTGATTTTGACTATACGAATATGATTAAGTCATTCGTATTCTATCAAGGTAAGCTATCCGAAAATAGGGCTATGCTTGAAAATAATCCTAATTACATAGGCTCTGTTGCAGCTTCGGGCGGTAAAATGGCACAAGCTATCATTGAGGGCAACTTCAATGTTGACCCTGAAGAAGACGAAAAGATACCTATCCCTTCCACTTCCGCACAAGGCGTGTTCAACAACAACCCTGCCGTAAACGGTGACAAATGGATTACCGTGGATTTGGCGGATTACGGTACGGATAATCTCGTGGCTCTAGCATGGGATGGATTTCACGCATACGACATTCTCATTCTTAGCAAGTCCACTCCGAGAGAAAACGCTATGGCAGTGAAGACATTTGCATTTGAGCATGGAACAGCCGAAAGCCATATCATTTTTGACGCGACTGCCGGAAGGTACTTCAATGATTACATTCCCGATGCAGTACCTTATATCTCGCTAAATAAACCTTTCGGGCTTTACCAACTTACCGCAATGACAGTCAAGGATATGTGCTATATCAGATTATGCAAGATGATAGAGGAAGGCAACTTGACATTTGACGATAAACTTGCTGTTCAGACTTACACCCATCAAAACTTGAAATACAAAGTGACGGTTGAGAACGAGTTTATGGAAGAATGTTCCGTTGTGCGGTTTGACGATATGCAGAGTGGGAAGAAGCGGCTTTGGAACAAGAAGAAGATGAACCAAATGTTAGGGAAAGGCAGGTCTATGGACTTGTTGGACCCATGCGCAATGAGGATGTTACCGTGCGCTAACATCGAATACGGGAATGAAATTCAAGCAGGGTATTACAATCACGAGGAAGAAACCAAACAAGCGAGCCATACACAGACAGAAGGAAGTATTTACGATGAACATTTATGGTATTAGGATATGATAAGTTATAACGACATAAAGGATATTATCAATTCCCTTAAAACAGAAGGAATTGAAGCAAGATTAAGAGACGTTGCCTATTTGGTGATGTGCGATTCTTTTGTGGATAAGGACCTTGCTGCCAAGGTTGCTTACCAAGAAGATGAAAAGCCTTCAAACAAGGTGTTATCCACGCTTGCCGAGAAACTGAAACCTTTCGGCATCGGTGCTATCACTACCATATCTAAAGATGAGAACCGAGAAGCGTTGCTGAAAGAAATATCGGAGATGAAACAGATTGCTGACGACGCGAAAGCAAGTGGAGATTCAGACACTTTTATCAAAGCAAGTAAGGTCGTATTGGATGCACGTGTAAAGCTAAACGACAAGTTCAACATTGAGGAAGAAGAAGGACAACGAAGAATTATTGTTGTTCCGCAGAAACATGACATCATCTGTAAATGGACTTCGAGAGAGTGTTCTGCCATGCCGAGCAAGGAAGCATGTATGAAGTATTACAACCTAATTGATGCGGACAAATGACACGGGAAGAGAAGAAGTTATATTTATTACGGAACATAAATGCCCTGTTACAGAAGAAGCCGTTTTTCAGAGGCAGCGATACTCCTTCCATTAACGATTATTCCGAAGGGCAAACCGCAACCGTTACAGAAACACGGACAGCATGTATTCCGAAGGTCAGAAAAACGATTGTTACACAGGAAAGATTTTTGAAGGAACTTGATCCGATGAGCCATGATGTCCTGTTTGACAATAATCTTCCAAGCATTTGCGTGAAGTTGGAAAACGGAGGTTATCAAGAAATAAAGTTCCAACGAACTGCATTGGCTCTCCAAGAGCAGATACTTGCAAGTCACGTTATCTATTTGTGCGGTAATCCTTGCGTGTTGTCTTTGAGAGGTGGAAATCCATCTGAAAGGGACAAAGAAAATTATTCTACTATCAAAGAGTATTGGGTTGACAGAAATATGGACGGATGGCGTACAAAAGCAGTCCGCACGCAGCGTGCTACGGGAGATGCAGGACTTTTATTCTACTATGACTATAAAGGACGTATCAAATGCCGCCTGATAAACTATGAGGACGGTTATGTTATCATATCCCATAATGACAACAACGGTGACAGACTTCTTGAAAGTGTTTACTATGCCGATGATAACGGAGTGGAATACATAGACAGCTATGACGACAAGTATATGTATCGTATGCGTAATTCGGGCGATGGAGCGGATGAAGATGGCTGGATAAGGGAAAACCCGGTAGAGCACGGTTTCAGCGAGATTCCATTGTGTACCAAACGTGGTAATGTAGCGTGGAATAACGGTCAGAGCCTTATAGAAATTTTCGAGATTATTTATAATATCTTCTTTGTTATTCAGAAGCGTAATGGATGGGGCATACTATATATAAAAGGTAATCTTTCTGATACAACTAAAAAGCTTGCTGGGAACATTATTCTCCAAGATAAGTCTATGGATGGTAATGGAAGTGCTGAATTCAAATCACCTCCAAGTCCGCAAGGGATGCTTGACAGTCTGCAAGATTTGTTCGAGAAGATACAGATAAACACCTCATGCACATTTCTTTTGCCTAAAGATGTCAAGTCAAGTGGTGACATAAGCGGACTGGCTATTACGCTGACCCGTGATTTAGATTTGAAGAATGCCCAGCAAGGGGTTATCGAGTGGCAGAATTTTGCAGACAAGATGATGCGCCTGTTCAAGGAGGGATTAGCCAAAGAATTGGTGAAAAAAGGCGAGAACGTAAACGCCATTACAGAATTTGACAAACTTCGTGTCAGCTGTAAGTTCAAGATATGGCAGCCGTTCAGCGCAACTGAGTATAACAACATGCTTATCTCAATGAAACAGGCTGGTATTCTCTCCACGAAAACGGCTATTGAAAAGAACACGGAGAGCACACCCGATGAGGAGCAACGAGTGACTAAGGAAGTTAAGGAAGCAGAAGAAAAGGTGATTGCCCAACAGCAAGCCAACAAAGTGAACAAGCAGGAAGGAGGTAATAATGAATAAACAAGTGATAAACATAGATGCCAACTTCATTAAAGAGATTGCCAAAATGCAAGAGCGAATTGATGAAACAGATAACGCAATTTTCAATTTATTCATGAAGATACAAGACGTTAATCGACTTGATATTATGTATGATGGTGAGAATAGAGATCTGTACCATCACATTTATATGTTCATCGAATATGTCCTGCATAAGTTTCCAAATATATACGAAGAATTCAGAGAAAACAAACAACACAAGTAATGGAGAAACAGAGCCTATACATATACAAGCTAGATACACATGGGGAAAAAGTCAAGTTTCCCAACGAAACCATGTCTGCAAAGCTGGGTGAATACACTTACACGGCACAGCGCATGGCCGGCACTCCTACGCTTACCGCCACGCTCAACTATCCGTCTTGCTTGGATGAAGAGTGGACTGGAGAGGAATTTGTGGAGTTCAGAGGTGAGAGATACTATGTCGACCAAACCCCTACATCTTCAAAGGACAACAAGAGCATTATGTATAAGCATGAACTCCAGTTCGTTTCAGAACGTATCGTATTGGAGAACGTGTATTTCATGGATGTGGTGACAACTGGAACAGATACTTATCATTCCAACTCTACTTCTGTGAAGTTCATGGGAGACATAAACGAGTTTGTAGGTCGCCTCAACGCTTCAATGGCAAAATCGGGTATCGGATATTCGGTAATCATAGATGATGATATTACTTCCGATTCCAAACTTGTTTCACTTGACAATGTGTACCTTGCAGAAGCGTTACAATCCATATATACCATATACGAACTTCCTTATTACTTTGTAGGTAAGGTTTGTCACATAGGATATACAGAGAATGTAATTTCTACTCCCTTCGAGTATAAGAAAGGGCTTGTATCAATAAAAAAGACAAACGCCAATTATAAAATTGTCAATCGCGTTACTGGTGTTGGTAGCTCTGACAACATTCCTTTCTACTATCCGAATGATGATGAAAAAGGTACTATAGAACGTACACAAAACCTTATGCCTTCCATTTACAGACAAACAAATGGAGCAGAAAGATTCTACAATGCGCTTAACGACACGTATAAGATACCCAGCACAAATGATTACTACTCTTTCAAAAATACATTTTCTTCTAAGAAGGTAAAAGAGATAAAGGTAGATTTTAGCGATATAAAGCCTACTATAGAAAATGTGACAAACGCTTCGGGACAGTTATTTGGTGAGATTGCGGATATTGCTTTTGATGCTAATGATAGTGACGAACTCGGAACCGGAGAAGGGAATAATATATTCAATGATACAGATGAGTATGTACATTCTTATTTCTACATAAAATTACATATATATAATGGAGATTACGGCTTTAACCTGTTCGAACAGGGTTTGGAGGGTGGCACAGCTGTAATCAATATGACTACGGGTAATTGCGCTGCTTGCGAGTTTGAAATAGGAGTTACCTATAAGGACAATGAACCGGAAAGGGCATTCAACCCTGTATTGGTGGATTCTTCCGGGAACTTACCGGCAGGAGATTTTGAGCAGAAGGTTACTTCACAACCATCCCAATATGTAGAAAGCCAACAAAACACTTCTACAAATGAAGTTTGGATTGCAGTAAAAAAGGACAATACCACTTTCGGAATTGTTATGCCTAATGCCACCAATAACTATAAGCCTTCTGTCGGGGATAAATTTGTGATTACAGGCATTAAGATGCCCAAGTCCCTTGTACTCGCTGCTGAGAAGAGATTGGATGAAGCATTGATAAAGTATATGTCAGAGAATAATGACGAAAAATTCACATTCTCCGTCAATTTTTCCAGAGTATTTCTTGCAGACAATATTCAATTAGCAGAATTACTAAATGAGAATGTTCGCATGTATATAAAATACAACGAACATGAGTATCTTATGTATGTAAATTCATTTACTTGTAGAGCGGACAAAAATTGCTTATATGACATATCTGTTGAATTAACAGACAAATTATCTGCAAATGTTTCTGCATTACGAAGTACTATTACAGAAATTGCAGGCGATATCATAGGTAATACATTGGGAGGGAATAGTATTTCTACTACTGATATCTTAGCAAAAGTCTCTCGACATTTTCTCAGTAAAACACAAGATGACCGTACCCCGCACAAATTATCCTCTGACAAAGCTTTTGAAATAGGAAAATTTGTCAGTGGTAGTACAGGTGGTATCATAATGGTTGATAAGGAAACAGGTCAAACCTATGCGGAGGTTGATAAACTGAAAGTCCGCATGAAAGCCTATTTCGAATCACTGGAGATACAAAATGTAAATTCTGTAGGTGGAAAGATAGTTCTAACTCCGGGTGGTGCTGTTACGCTTATTGATGTTTGGACCAAGGGCACCATTGAACAAACGCCCATACTTTCAATGGCAGACGGGAATCCTATATTACTTGCAGATGGCAGTGAACTCCAATTGATGGATAAAGAAACGGTAGACAATGGCGTCCCCGAAGGCGTGTACAGATGTTTCTTCCTTGCCGAACAGGACGGTGTGGAAGTGGAGAACCGCTTCCGTGCAGGTTTCCAGGTACAGAGCAAAAACTTCAACATACAAAAACCGGGAGAATACCAACAGGTAGCGAACCATTATTATTGGCGTTTATGTGTAGGGGCAAGCAAAAAGCCTATCAATGTCGGTATATACAAATTGCACTATATTGACCTCAGCATGACGGATTGCGACACAGGCAGTGACATTCCGGCAAAGGGTGATACTGTAGCCCACCTTGGTGCACGAATCAAATGGAAAGGCATTGACAACAAGGACGTGACGGATGAAAGCAATATTGACGCACAGAATGCCATTGTATTCTCTTCTACCGATGTGTTCAGCCCGAGTGTTACTCTGTATCACGGTATAGACTCCTACTCCTACTTGAACAAGGAGTATGTTGAGTATGGCGTAGACAAAACTAACAACAAGGCGTTTTTCCATGTATACGGTGATGCGTATATTGGGGACCGTGATGGTAACAGCTTTGTTAAGTTCACCCAAGGTGAAGGCGTGGAATTGAAAGGGAAGCTTCACATTCAAGAAGGCTCCACCGGTTCCGCCAATCTGACCGACCTTCCCGATGAGATATATAATGCCGTGCAGATAGGTAATGAAAATCTCTTATTAAATTCAGGGTTTACGGGTGATTATGATAGCATTGATATATCAGAATCAACACAAATGCAGGCAGACACAGAAGTTTATTCGCCAAAAATAAAGTACTGGGAAGGGGATGCGAATATCGTAGAAGACAGTGAAGCCGTGTCCGGTTACAGAGCAGATATCGGTTACTTGTCGCAAGAGGTTAACCTTATGTTGGAGGAGCAGTATGTGATAAGTTTAAGAGCCAAGGGTACATCTCTTACTGTCGGATATGGGGATTATAATTCTACAGAGTCTCTTGACGATACATATAAGAAATATGTGTATAAATTCACCTGTCGGTCATTAGGCGTTTTTTTTATTTCCGGCAAAGCATCAGTGTGCGATATTAAGCTGGAAAGAGGTACCATTCCGACCGATTGGTGTCCATCACGATTGGATACCGATAAATCGGCAGACAGATTCAAATACCTGCAATACATACAGGATGCAATCAAAGATGGTTCTGTAGACATTCTTGGTGGTTTGATTTTGGCTAACATGATACAGCTTGGGAACTACAAGAACGGAAAGCTTCAAAAAGTAACCGCAGGTATTTCAGGTATCTATAATGACGATGACGATGTGGCATTTTGGGCGGGTGGAACATTACAGCAAGCTATGCGTACAATAGCCCGATTAAAATCCAATCCTGATTACAGTCCCTCTGATTCTGAGTGGGGTAATCTTGCCAAGTTTATAGCAACTCATGGTGGTGATATATTTTTAAAAGGATACATATACGCTGTAGGAGGATTATTCAGGGGGCGTGTAGAAACTGCTATTGATGGTAAGAGGATTGTGATAGATCCGGTAAGTAAGACTTTGAAAATGTTCACGGCAGAAGGAAATGAGACAGTGACGATGAGGTTTGACAGGTCGGAAGAAGGTTATGAATATGGAGATATTATTTTAAAAAAATACAGCAGCAATAATGAAGAATTACTGAAAACCACAGTATATCCGGAACGAATTAGAATTGAGAATAAGGTTGAAAAAACAGACATCCTTATTGCACCTGAGAACGTAACGGTTATAGGTGGGAATGGTGAGGTAATGAGGGTTGGAATGAAAGCGGTTTATTCCGATATATCATCCAGACATTATATATCTGACATTTTTTCAAGTAATTGGCCTACTTCTGAGGACAGCGTGGAAACGGGAGGTGTATATATGACATCAATCCCTATTGGTGATTCAATCATAAGTGGAGTGTTAAGAGTAAAAAAATAATATATGAATTTAAATACGATACTGAATTCGGGAAAATTTCGGGATATAGCTGCTCGTTTGAATGAGAATTTCAGCAAAATCTCTACCGCCATAGATAGTGTGAGTCTGTCGGCGACAAAAAATAAAGGGCTATTCCCAACTGTTGAGGAATTGAAGTCCAAGTACCCAAATCCATCCCCCGGAGATTGGGCGGTGGTTGGTGATTCTATCCCTGGGAAGATATACCGTTGTGAAACAGCCGGTTCGTGGATGGATACCGGGAAGACAGGTGGTGGAGGTAATGTTGATTTAGCCGGATATGCAAAAAAAACAGACCTTGCCGGACTGGAGAGCAGTTCGGAAAAAATTAATCAGATTGGGGAAAAATTGGCGGGTGACTCAGGTTGGTTTAATGTCCCAATATCTTTATCGATAGGTAGTATTGGCTCCGGAACTTCTATTAACCCGTCAGCAAAAAACAGGTTATCATCTCAATTCATTTCTATCGAAGGAAATCGGACCTATCAGTTCAGATGCAATGACGGATATCAGTACTTTATCGGCGGAATTGATGCTTCGGTAAAATATGAAGATATAACAGATTGGATGAGTGGCACAAATACTGTAACCATCCCTGCTAAAATTACAGATTTTGCCGTATCCTTGAAAAAGACATCCTCGCAATATGTGCTGGTAGAAATGGATTTGGGTGAAATCATTAATGGCTCTACTGATATGTCAGGCAATCTAACCTCTTCCGATACTAGAATTATAACGAAGAATATGATTCGGATAGAGCCTAAGAAAAATTATACCTTACGTATAAATCCCGGGTATAATTATTCTTTGATAGGATATGGTGAAAATGGACAATTGGTCAATGATTATGGTTGGTCCGACAAAAACATTACTGATTGGTGGAGCGTAAATTTTTTTAGGATAGCATTCAGGCGAACCGATGATGGTGCTATATCTCCCGATGATTTCGCTAAAGTTGGTTTCTCTATGTCGTATGAAGGGGCGTCCGGCACGGAAGAAGACTTTTCCGAATCAGATATACCATTAACCGGAATGATGATATATCAAGACGGACAGAGATATTCTCCGGCAGCACCTTATAAGTCTGTGAATATGAATGATTCGGTATATCTCCCTAACGACAAGTGGGTCAGAGGTACACTTCAATCGGACGGTTCTGTCAGTACTCCGAGTAGTATTCGATTGGTAACTAAGGATATGATAGATATCAGCAATTATAGTATTGTGAGACTGAAAACGGATTCTCGTTTCAAGGCATACCTGATGGGGTACACTTCTTCCGGTACGGTAGTCGGGACTGTGCTTGACGATACATCGGAAGGTGTTTACCGGAGAGAGCCAAATGTGCATTATATCCGTATATCCTTACGCCGCAATGATGGCAATGAAGAAATGCCACCTTGGGAGTTAGGACCATCCATTATTGAGCTATCATTTGAAGAAGGTACATTAACCGGCAGTAATGATGTGGTTCTGAATAACAAGGATAAGGAATCTGCCGTAATCGCTGCATCCATATATTATAATTATAATGGGGATAGATTCGATAACGACACTTCTCAGGTAAATTTTTTCGAATTTGCATTCATAGCAGATACCCATGGGCATGATTCGGCTGTTAGCCGTTTTTTGCGATACAGCCAAAGGTTTGGCTGCATTGATTGCGCCATCCATGGAGGGGATATTGTCAATAAGAGTGTATTAAGTGATTATAATTGGTTCAACCGTTTACAGGAGGATTTTAAGAAACCTTTTCTTGTTGCTCTGGGCAATCATGATCAGTCAAATGCCAACTCTTTACCAACGATTTCTCAGTTATATGACCGGTTTTACAAGCCTTATGTTAAAAAAAACGGAATTGTAATTCAGTCCGGTAAAACTTATTTTTATCGGGATTTTTCGGAATATAAGGTTCGGGTAATTGTACTTAACGCTTGCGAGATACCATCCGATTCCGTTAAGTCCAGCAATAATGGAGCAGATTACTATAAGACTTGCTGTTCTCAGGAACAAGTAAACTTTTTAATCAATGCGTTAAAAGTTGAAAATGAATGGCATGTAGTTATCGTGACACATTATTTTAACACCTTGGTCAGATTTGAAGAAAATCCATTTACAACCGAATATTGGTATGGTAAAACTTTTGATTACACATTTCCCAATGGGCAGTCAGGCGATGTTGTTTTGGATATCCTTACTGCTTACAAGAACAAGACTGCAATTAATAAAACTTATACATATACTGTTGATAATTGGCAATCCGTATTAGGAAGTGTGACAGTTGACATAGATTTCGCCACATACAATGGAACATTGGTTGGCGCATTCGTTGGTCACCAGCATTGTGATACATTCGGGTACCTGAATGGGATACCCGTAATAGCTGTGGCATCGGGAACGACTGATTTGGCGGCAGCCTTTGAATCGGATACTCCACGTATCAACGGAACAAAAACAGAGGATTCATTCAATATTATAGCAATTGATACTGTCAATAAAAAAATAAAGATGGTAAAAATAGGTGCTGATATGACATATAGTATGAATGAGAGAAAATATGTAGCTATCAATTACTAATTTAAATTTATAATATTATGACACTGACTATTATTTCTTTGGTTTTGCTTACCGCATACATAATGTATGCAGTAAAAGTATGTGGAATACCTCACTCTGTCTCCGACACTTACTATCAGTTGGAGAAGCGTAATTATCCTAAATGGCTGTTTCAGTTTGCCATGATTGTTCCGGCGATGTTATTGCTTCCGGCATGGTTGGACTGCTCACCCGAACCGATTCAATTCCTCACTTTCCTATCATGTGGAGGTTTGATGTTTGTAGGGGCAGCTCCCTGTTTCAGATTGGAATTAGATGGCAAGATACATTATACCGCTACTGTCGTATGTGGATTATCTGCCATGCTATGGACTTGCATTGTAGGATTTTGGTATATCCCGCTTTTTTGTTTCATCGTGGCCGGATATATGATATATAGATTTGATAAGCCGGTGTTTTGGATTGAGATAGCTGCATTTGTAAGCACTTATATATCCATATTGGCAGAATGTTTATAATGTAAAACAAATAATTATGGCAGGAAAAACGATTAACGAGCTTGACGCACGGACAATGCCGAACGGTAAGGAGAACATACCCTTCCAGGAAGGGAATACAAACGGAAGATTATCTACCGATGCGTTGAAAAGATACGTGGCACCTGATTTAACACCTTATCAGAAAACCGTAGACGCTGATAAGAAGTATCTGTCTGCCGAAGCTATTGACGATGTGACATCAATATTATAGTTATGAGAATCAATTATCAGTCCGATTTTAAAGTCATAGAGAAAAACCTGAATGGAGACCTGAAAACTCCTTTCCGGTTTACTTATCAGACAGCATTGTCGAAACCCGTTGTAGCCTCTTTCGATGGACACGACTACAAGAACTGTCGCAGGCTGGATGATGGAAGCCTGCTGGTTATTTTTGATAATCATGGCATGCGTCCGGGCAACCTGACGGTCAGACGCGAGTATTACCTTACTGATGCTGATTTTGCTGATAGTATCTGTAACCTTGTATCCATGGAGTTTACAGGCATCGTTCTTGTCAATGGCAAGTCTGACGACAGTACAGGTACAATTGACGTTTATCCTAACTATCAGAAGGGCGATAAGGGAGACCCAATGACATGGGAATCCATGACAGAGGAGCAGCGTACCGAATTAAAGGACTCTGTGGTAAAGGATGTGCAGAATGAGATGCTTTCTTCCTCTCCAATTTCCGACAAGGAATACGAAGATGTATTGAGTGGTTTCCTTTAATCGGAAACCGATAAAGAATAAATTTACGAATTAAAATAAGAATTATATGGCTAAAATTCATAAACTGACCAAAGACGGTCAGACCATTTACCCTGCTACAACCACTGATGCGGTGGTACATCCGACTACGCGTAAAAACCTTACGGAAAGTCTCTCTTTATTGGACAATAAAAACTTATTGTTATCTTGTGTTACTTCGTCCTCTAATCTTATAATTAAGAATGGGGATAATTTAAACAATTGGGAAGACGATAAGATTTTAAACAATGATGGTGATATTGTAAAAAGTAATGGATATTCCACAACAGATTTCATTGAATATGAAGGACAATATGGAGCTTACTCAGCTATAATGTATGAAGCGGCAAGCATTGGGGTTTCTTATCCTCTATTAGCATATTACGATTTAGCATCAAAGAAGCATATCAAATCTTTTTATCTAGTAGGAGGGCAAAGAACAATATTGATACCACCCGGATATTGTGTTAGAGTCTCGACTAAAACTAATTTAAAAAAAACTTTAATTTTTAAAGCCAGCGCAGAATTGGAAACGGTTCCATTTTCTGTGAATGAAATTCCTGATGAGTCTATTGATAATTCGAAAATTAAGAATAAAGCGATTAGTACTGGAAAAATAGATGAAGGATTGTTTTCAAAACTTCAATATTCGGTCGGAATTATATCTAATGAAAATGTTGTTGGCAATGAAATTGCCATTAATTGGACTGATAATTATATATTATCGGCAAATGGACAAATAGTTGAATCAAAGGGTTATTCTGTCAGTGATTTTATTGATTATTCAGGAAATTACGGACAGTATCAAGCCTTAATGTTCTTTCCTTGTATAGATGCTATTAGTTATGGGACTGTTGCATATTATGATAAGGATAATCATAATTTCAAAGTATCATTCCCCGTTTTTGGCGCAGGAAAAACAACAATATTAATACCACCTAATTACGCAGTCAGGCTTGTAACCAATACGGACAGAAAGTCTAATATTATATTGGGCGTATCTACTAAAAAAAGAGAATTACCCGATAACATCGTAACCACTGAAAAACTAGCGGATAAATCTGTAACAAATGAAAAAATTTTAGATAAAAGTATCTCATTTTCAAAAATGAAAGAAGTTGTTTTTGAAGAGGAGAATAAAACAGAAAAAATAACAGCTAGCGAAGAAACTACCGAATTAAAGGAAGGCTTATATTATGGCGGACAATTCCATGAAGAACCGGAAGGTAATTTTTGGACTATCGTTTTCAAACAGGTCATAAATAAGTATGATAGTTTAGATTTGTCCAATTATGTTATAGGTGTTACAGGTGGAGCTATATTGGACAAAAATGGGAATGTTGTAGAAGAGTTCTCTACGGCAAATGGTGGAGATTCCGATTTCCAAGTACCGGTAAATGCTTATAAATTAGCGATGACAATAAATAAAAATTACCCCTATGGAAATTACGTCATTGGAAAGTATAAGGTATTATCTACAAAGTTTTCAATACCTGATTTGGTTTTGCAAAAAGGGCAATCGGGGGAAGTTACTTATAACGGCAATCAATGGTTCGGAAAAAAAATATGTATAATAGGGACATCAGTCGCGTATGGGAGTAACGCGGAGAAAGCTTATGCAAAAATAGCATCTGAAAGATTAGGATTTGAAATTGTACCAGCAGGTGTTCCAGGGTTGGCTATTCATGCAAAAATAGATAATGACCATGGAAGTATAATTGCACCATTAACATACGGCTCTACTTGTCTAAGTAAGGCTGAATATGAAGCTGCAAAACAAGCAGGTGCTACAACAATTACTATTCCCGAAACTCCTAAGCCAACTGACGGAAACAGTTGGAAACCTGGAGATGATAGTAATTACAATTCCTATTACAGAACATGGGAAAATGTTTTTTCTGCTAAAAATGCGGATGTTGATCTATGGGTTTATTCAGTTGTACCCAACAATACAAATTTTGAAAATGCTGATTGGGAAAACTTTAATAAAGACACTTGGAGTTATAACGATGGCAGAGGATTCGCTGAACATAGAACGACTTTTTTAGGTGCGCTGTTATTCTTAATGGACAAGATGTATACACTCAACCCTAATGCAAGAATGGTTCTTGTGTTAGATAGTGCTTTTGAATATGCAAATGGTAAAGCAGACTTTCAAAAAATATCCGAACTTTGGAATATCCCGATAATTGACCTTTGGAAAAAAATTAATACAAGTCCTAAGTCATTGCAAGTTATAAAAAGTAAAAATGGGACAGATAACCATCCAAGCACATTTGGCCAAGAAAGATTGGGAGATATGTTTACCAATGAACTTCTTTTAATATCATAAAAAAATCCCTGCTACCTGAGAAGGCATGCAGGGAAAAAACTTATGCAACAACCTCACTAGGCCTGTTGCTATGAAAAACACATGCAAATATAGTATTAATCTTAAAAACAGACAAAATGAAAGATGTTATTTACAATTTTATCCAGCAGCACATGATGATACACATCGTGTTGATTGCCTTATGTGTCGCCGCTACTATTGGCGCTATGTTCGTTGACCTTGTGACGGGAGTTATGAAAGCCCGTCAGAGAGGTGAGGCAAGGACATCGACAGGTTACAAGAAAACGGCTGTCAAGGCAAAGAAGTACTTCACACCGTTCTTGGAATTGTGTTTTATCGACTTACTATGCTGTGTCGTTATCCCTTTCCCTGTCTTCTCTATGATTTGGACAGTCTATTGCATTTTTTGCGAATTTATATCGGTAAGGGAAAAATCGTGGGAAAAGGCGGAATTGCGCAAAGCTGAAAAGACAATGAGTGTTATAATTGAAAACAAAGAAGATATCGCAAAATTGGCTGCACAGATATTGTTTGAATCCAACAAGAAAGAGGAAAAGAAGGAATAAAAAAGCCGGTATCGCTATACCGGCATAGTTATCGTCATATCTTTTATGAAAAGCAGTATAATTAAATACTGTCGCAAACATACATAAATTATTTAAATATAAAAAATATATAATATGAAATTAAGAGTAGAAAGATTATGGAAGAAACCCGCTTACACGGTGGGCAGACTGTTCGTAGACGGAAAGTTTTTCTGCAACACATTGGAAGATACCGTCCGCGATTTGAGTAATGAAAAGAAGGTATATGGCAAAACCGCCATCCCTTACGGAGAGTATAAGGTGGTATATAATTGGTCTCCCAAGTTTGGCAGAAACCTGCCGCGATTGCTTAACGTCCCTGCCTTTGAAGGCATCTTGATACATCCGGGGAATACTGCCGATGACTCTGCCGGCTGCATACTTGTCGGAAGGAATACGGAAGTCGGGCGATTGACCGAATCCCGATATACCTCCGATAAGCTCAATGTGCTGATAGAGGATGCGCAGAGAAGAGGCGAAAGTATTACAATTGAAATCGTTTAACAATTAAATCTACAATTATGGCATTAAAGGATATAACCGGCAATTTTGCAGCATCCGGCTCCAATCAGGAGTATAAGTTTCAGCCTGCTGCGTCTACATTTGGTTTGCAATTGGTATTCGATACACATCCGTCCAAGGTGGTATTGTATCAGAGTTTGGATGGTGAGAATTGGGTACCGTTTGAAGTCGATTACGGTGTCGGGTCGGTTTGGCAGAAGAACATCGAAGGTGTCATTGGTGAGCAGCATATCAAGATTCAGTGCAATGTTAAGCCTGTCAAGGCATTAATTTTGGAGTGATATGAAGGTTAACACAATATCTTTAAATTCGGTGCGGTTGAATACAATCGCACTGAATCACATTGGCGAAATCCGTTCGGGTGGCGGTGGTTCCAAGCCTTCCCCTATCCCTCAATGGATAAGGGAGCATATCTCATTCTATTATGACATGAGCAAACCGATGGATGTGTATCCTGATGATTTTGGTAAATGGACTAAATCAACAGATAGTACTTTTAAGGTTACATCTACAAATATTACTATAACTAATCTGAAGGCTGAAAAAGTTAGTTCTGTGTATATAGGCAAAGGAGGTAATTTCAAAGGGATGAAAATCCGAGTTAGTGGGTTGGTTGATGGACAGGAATTATATTGGGGGTATTGGAATAATTCGCTTTTAAGGATTCCATCTAATGGGGATTATACACTATCTCCTATAGAGCAGGCTGTCGATAACCTTGGGATAAGAAGTGGGAATATTGTTGGCGATTGTAATATTACGATTGAGATGCTTCCTAGCGGCAAATCTGTCCCCACCAATGAGATACTTAAGGTATCGGGGTATCTACAGGACCTGTCAGGTCGGAAAAGGAATATGAAGTTGAATAACTTTCTCTTCGACATGATGAGCGGTGTAGATGGGTATAAGAATGAGTCGTTTGAGACTGTTCCTGGAAATACTAATATAAAATGGAAGCATCTCTCTTACTACTCGATACAAGGTAAGCCCACGCAAAAAGCTACAGACTTCGGGCTTTACAGGGTTAAAAACAATGCCAATAAATTCCTATACTTAAAATGGAACATAGAAGGGATACAAGAAGGCAATAAGGTCTATTTGGCTCAATATAATAATGAAAGCACAAGAATTGAGTTAACCAATGGTGTTAGCGATATAGCCTTGGATACGACTAATAGCGATAACCCGGGATATGGTTATGTGGTCATTATCTCCGACCAACCCTACTCCACAGACATCACCATTACTCAGATACCCGAATATCCCGGTGCATTAGTGACAGATGGTGTAGATGACTACGGATTGGTAGAGAATTTGAGTAGTGGAGTGAAGATGCTGTTTATGACGGTTAATCCGATGGCGTCTAAAAGATATCTGTACGATCAAAGGAAGGATACTTCAAGTCCTTATGCTTTTGCGATAGTTAATCATGAAGGGATAATAGCATATAATAGTAGGAATACTGACGGTAAGACATATATAGATGGCATATTGAATACAAAGTTAAAAACAGAGGACTTGTTAAACAAAAAACAAATCATAACAATGTTAAATAGTAATGTTTCTGAATCTGTTTCAAAACAACCTGTATTTTGGGGCTCATTAAGCAAAATTGAAAACATGCCTTGCGCCTTCTACAACTCCATAGCCTTCGACTCCATACCAACAGAGGCAGACGGATTCACAGAGCAAGAATTAATTGATTACGTATTAACTAATATAATTGGACAATGAGATATACAATCGTTACAATAGAATGGCTGACCCAACATGGATTGTTGGCACTTCCGACAATGCGGAGCAACGCAGATGGCACTAAAGTAGTGCTGCATGAAGAATTCGTTAACCTCTTTCCAAGGGACTCCTTCCCCACCTACAGAATGGATGACCCCGAATTTGTACAAATCATGGAATCGGAAGAATGGAATCACGAACCGCAACCTTATAGCGCTGATTACATATTGGCTGCATCCGCACAAAACATGGTGGAATCCGCCAAAAAACAGATACAGACATTCAGCCTGACAGACAGCGAATCCTTGAAAGTTAAATCGCTGTATCCCGATTGGGCGGAATATATAGACGAATCCTTATCCAAGGGAATGAAGGTTAATTACAAGGAACACCTGTATAAGGTCCGGCAAGATATCCCTATGGTTTTGGAGAGCCAATATCCCGGCATGGCTACGGCAGCACTCTACGAAGTGGTTGTAGAGACCGCATCAGGCACCAAGGACGACCCTATACCCTATACACCTCCTATGGAGATATTCGAGGGCAAGTACTATACTCAGAATGATGTATTGTATATCTGCACAAGGGACAGCGGTCAGGCTTTGACCCATGACTTAAGCAGCTTGGTAGGGTTGTATGTTAATGTTACAAGCTAAAAAAAACAAATTGAAATGAAATGGCTTCCTTACATATTACTGATTGTACTCGCTTTCGGTTTAGGATGGTTCGCAAAGCCATCCCCCGAAGCAGTTATAGAGGCAAGAACGGATACGGTATTCAGCTCAAGCCTTGTGATAAGAAGGGATACGGTCCCCTACTACCTTCCTACTCCTTTGATTTGCTGGCACACAGGCGATACTATCCATGTAGGTGATACGGTGCTCCCTGTCGAGCAGAAGATATACCGGGACAGTAACTATACGGCTTATGTCAGTGGTTATAACCCGAACTTGGACAGCCTGAAGGTATATCCTAAGACTGTCACGGTTACTAATGATATTGTGCACATACCGAAATGCCCATCAAAAAAATGGGGATTAGGGATTCAGGCAGGATATAGTTATCCGGTGGGGAGTTATGTAGGAATTGGAATTAGTTATAATTTGTTGGTGTGGTAATTTATTTGTATAATTGCAAAAAAATAATAGATGCAAAAGAAATACAATATAATATCAATCCCTTTGACTATAAAAAACCTCACCATCGCCCTAACTGTGATAGGCAGTATTTTTAGTGCTGGTTTTTATTGTGGCAGCATTATTCAAGAATTAAAATCTAATGATAAAATTATGAATTTGCATATAAAGATGATTGATGAAAAGAGTGAGTATGAAAACAAATTACATGTTTTAAGAGAAGAAATATATGAATTAAAGTTGGATGGAATAAAACAAAATAGACATGAAAACAAATAATATTTCAATAATATCTTATCTCGTTGCCGCTGTCTTTGCTATCATGTTTTTCTTTTCCGAATATGGGAATAATGAAATGAGGCGTCAAATAAAAGAACGAGATCAGTGCATAGCGTCATTGGATAGTATAGTGAAAATTTATTTGAATGCGGAAAAAACAGACAGCTCTTATATTTTTAGATTCCCGATTGATCAGTATGGCAATAAGTTAAGCATCAGAGATTTGGATAGTATTAAGATTGCTAACGAATTAATCATTTGGCAACAAGATGCCATTATATTAGCCGCAAAGCAAAAGTACAAATTTGATTATTCCCTCAAAATGGATGGCAATTTATTAAAGGTTAAATTATGGGATAAAGAAGAAAGGAGGTTCAAAATGAAATAGGACACTATACCGAGGATTATCCTCACAACGCTACGAGTAGAAGCGTAGCGATTACTCAAAAATAACAAAAGCAGTTCTTTCGGGGGCTAAGAATTAAAAAAAGCCCCCAACATATCATCATATTAATATTGCCACATAAAAACATGATAAAGCATAAGATACCTGATGTTGGGGGCTAATATCTTCAACATAAATATCTTATGCTTTGTTCATCAAAATCTCATGTTTTATGTGGCGAGGCAAAGATAAGCATAAAAATTAGAAAAAACTATGTGCAAATCAGAAATCTTTGCCAAGATAATTAATATTGTTTCAAAAGAAACCGAAGTGCCTGTAGACCAAATATTATCCTCTGATAAAAACATGGAAACAGTGGATGCCCGGTATCTTCTTGTGTCTCTCCTGTCTGAAAGCGGCATGTACCCTTCACAAATAGCCGTTCATATCCACAAAACCAAACGTGCTGTTAACTACATGATATCAAATTTCTATGAGAGGATGGAAAGTGGGAAAATGTTGAGAATATATTGGGATAATATAAAGAAATCATTGGGAAACAACTGATTTTACATAAGTTACAACATATGTACTTTTGCATACGGTCAATTTTGACCGGGATACAAAATACAAATACTTATGGAAAGAACTTATGTTTTTAATTCAGACGGAGGCAATGGAGGTTCAGGCGGTAGCAAGCTTGACATTACCGCCATGCTTCCCGGAATGTTTGGGAACAAGGGGATAGACCCTAACCTGCTTGCCTTGATGAATAACGGCAACGGCTTTGGAGGACAGGACGGATGGTGGAGCATTATCTGGCTTGTTGTGATAGCAAGTATCTTTGGATGGAACGGCAATGGTGGCGGTTTGTTCGGTGGACGTGGAGGAAACGGAGCTAACGGACTTCCGGCAGAATTGGCAGGAAACGCAGGACGCGAATTGTTGATGCAAGCTATTCAGGGTAACGGTAATGCTATCTCTCAATTGGCTTCTTCATTCAACTGCTCTACCCAACAGGTTCAGACAGCATTGTGCAATGTTCAGAATAGCATTACACAAGTAGGTAATCAGGTTGGATTGTCAACCAACCAGATTATTAATGCTATGCAGTCAGGCAACCAGTCTATTCTTACTCAACTTGCCGATTGTTGCTGCAAAACGCAAACAGCTATTGAAAGACAAGGCTATGAAGGACGTTTGCAGAATTGCGAATCAATGAATGCCCTTACCAATACAATGAACAACAATGCATTGTCATTGCGTGACGGTGCTACTGCAAATACGAATGCTATCCTTGCCAAACTTGATGCAATTCAAAATCAGGCATTACAGGACAAGATTGCATCTCTTACTGCGGAAAAGGCTACTTTAACAGCCGAAATATCCCAGCGTAATCAGAACGCCACTATCCTGAGTGCAGTAGGACAACAGATTGCTCCTTTGGCAGCCGGATTGCAGGCACTACAAGGAGACGTAGATAAAATCAAATGCAAGCTCCCCAATACTGTGAGTGTTCAATACCCCAATTTAACCGCTATTAATACAGATTGTTTCCGTGCAGCCGCCTACGGTGCATATATGGGTGACGCTGTATACGGACGTAGTGGATGTGGTTGCAACAACTACTGGGGTTAATCCGGTAAGAAAGGAGGTAGATATGTGGCCTAACTTTTTTACAGGATTCCCATCCCTATTCCCATCAATCGGAAGAACAAATTTCAACACTCTTCCTACGGTGGCTGTGACCGTCGGCACGGAGAATGTTACTTTGGAACTTCCTAACCACGCATTCCGTAACAGGGATTATGTTGGAGGATTCTATATCAGCCTCCGTCAGGCTATACCTGCCGGCACGACTGCAACTCTTCCGATACTGATAGGGACTAATGGGGACACTAGACCGTTGATGGCTTATAACAATGAGCCTGTAACTGTTGAAAACTTAGCCGGAACAGGCATCTATGAAATTCACTATAACAAGTACACCAACGAATTGTATCTTGTTAATGGTGGATACAGACCGACAACGGCTCCGGCTCCTACAGCAGAAACAGCTTCTTTAAGGAGCAAGTAATAATTAACATGGAGTTTTGTGGTGATTTCCAAAATGGAAATAGCCACACTCCTTTAAAATCAAACAATCATGTTTCAGAACTTACGAGTAAACAGTACATTATATCTTCTTCATAGAGGTGCAAATCCAAGTTTGGAGTGTGGGCAGGTCGTTAATGTAAGCCCCATAAAAACCATATATAAGACTGTTCCCAACATGCCTTATCCGCAGCCGGTACAGGTTATTGATTTTGTCGTGAATATAAACGGACAGAATGTCAATTTGCAAGAGATACCGGCTAATGCCAATATTGCCGATGATATTAAGACAGGGATGCTGATTACAGGGTCAAGAGACGAAATGAATACTGAGGTCCTTACCATGAAACAGAAAAGTGAGGATGTCCTAAAAAGTGTGGAATATCATCAGAACTTTCTTAGGGTATGTGACCAAATGCTTGCCATGCTGAACCCTGAATTTGCAGCCAAGCAACAGCAGGAGCAGGAAATATCCGCATTGAAAGGGCAAATGTCCAATATGGATAAGAACATGCAGGAAATGAGCAAAAATATGGCTGACCTCATTGCACAGAATCAGAAGTTAATGGAACAGCTCGGAGTGGTTGAAGCATCTAAAAACAAGAAATGATTATGGGAATGTGGGAAATATTAGAAGAAGGGCGTGACGATTACGGACGCGGCTTCGGTATGAGAGGTGACGAAGTGGAGGAAGCCTACAAGGAAGGCTGCCGCAAAGGTTACGAAAAAGCCATGAGAGAGATGCGCGGAGAGATGGGTTTCCGTGATGGTGGAAGAAGTTATTCAGGTGGTGGAAACTCATCCGGCATGGATGAACGCAGATACCCCGGATACTTTCCTGAATATCCGCGTATGGATGAAATGGGCGAACGCAGACGCAGACGCTCTAACGGTGAATTCTATTAATAACAGGAGGGGTGAAACGCCCCTCTTTTTAAATTAAGGCTATGGAACAAAGATTAGATACATATAGCAAATTCCCATCAGGAATGCAAGAATACCTGGAATCATACGGATTCCATTTCAGTAAAAAACTTTACGAATGGGCTGTTTCAAAAATGAAAGTGAAAGACGAGGCAACAGGCAAGGAAAAGAAACTTGACCCTTGGAGTAAAGATGAGGTGGACGATATGCTCAAAGCAAACGGAATTACCATCGAACACGACAAAGGATATGACGTTGCCTATGTTGCAAATATGTTGAAAGCGGATTTTTTCAAAAAATCATTGGTTGACGAAGCACATTTGTGCAAACACATAAAGTGCTACCTTGATGATATTGATGGGGACCCTTGCAGGGCGTTTGATGAATTCTTTGCCACCTGCATCGGTAAAGGAGTTCCTGTAATTTGGTCTGATGTTATATGATTGTTCAGGAGTTCTACATACCGAAATATGGGGATTGGCACGTCAAGGTGTATTATGCGGTACACACTTATTGGGCTAAGGAAATCATTACCGACCTATACCGTATAGGATGCAGGGGGGATTCCCTCAAACGTGCGTATCGCAACCTGACGGAAGGCAGGATGAATACCGGACTTACCTATTCGGACTACAGGAGAAGAGAAACGGTAATGGTGCTCTCTTTGACTTCTACCCCCGAACAGTTTCAAAATTCGTGGGACCACGAAAAAGGTCATTTATGCCGGCATATTTCCAAGGCTTTCGGAATTGACCCTTATGGAGAGGAAGCACAATATCTCAGCGGATATGTCGGTCAGAAGATGTTTCCTGTTGCCAAGAAATTCTTGTGTGAACATTGCAGAAAGGGAATGGAAAAATAATAATCGAACAGAAGCGTTCTTTGACTTGTTGGAATTACCGCTAAATTTAAAGTGTTAATAGCCATCTTTGGTATTGTCATATTGATATAATTGCCTATATTTGCGTCATATAGGAGTACTGGTATGTACAACAGCATTATCTTGCACTATAATAAGGAATTTACAGGAATACCGTAATTAGATATCCTTCTGTAAATATTAGTATTATTTTCTTGTACTATGAATAAGGTAATTAATATTCCAAATGCGGATAGAGATGAACGGATAGGTAGTGTTTTTAACCATTTATTTTCTGTCATTTTTGCGAATGAACAAATAAGGGATAATGATGTTCCTGTTTGGGATTTTTCAAAAACCTCATTTTTCCATCCATTTTTTTTGTTCCCATTTGCCATATATAAAAGCAAATGTAAGAACGTACAGTGTAAAAATGTGGTTGGGTATATGAAAAACTATTTAGAATGTGTTAAGTTCTTTGATATGCTGACGATAAAAGATGACATGGATCTAAATAGTGCGTTGAAAGAATATTTAGGGAAAAGTTATATCCCTATATGTCGCTTTAGTCGATTGAATAAGAATATAGATTCAATGCAGACCATTATTCAAGGAGTTATTGAAAAACAGAAAAATTTAGATTTAAAACTTAAAACTCCACTTTCGTATTTGATTAGTGAGTTAATTTGCAATATAAATCAACATTCTGATAGTGATTATGGTTATATATATACGCAATATCTGAAACGTGAGAATTGTTTGGATATATGCATTGCTGATGATGGAATAACAATTTATGGAAGTTATGTCAAGTCACAAAAGATGCTTGATAAGATAGGTGACAATGAAGCTGAAGCATTGAAATATGCAAATGAAGGATATTCGACTAAAGATCTTCCCGATGCTGAAAGTAGAGGATTTGGTATATCATCTACTAAAAGTATGATTGTGGAAGGTCTTGGAGGAGCATTCTTTATGTTATCAGGAGGAGCATTTCATAGGCATGATGCATCTGGTGGAAGTGATTATGTAAAATTGCCTGATACTATTAATTGGAATGGCACGATTATACTTATGAGAATACCATTGACAGTTAGTGAAGAATTTGATTATACGAAGTATATAAAATAGGAGGTATTATGAAAGAAATAATTAAGCTTCATGATCTATTAGGATCTGAAATACGCTCACGTTCTAATGCTGAAATTTTACGAGAAAAAATAGCAGAGCATAGTGGTTCTATAATTGATTTAAGCGATGTTTCTTTTATTTCAAGATCATTCGCTGATGAACTATGTATCTTAGTAGAAAAACATATTATTCAATTACACAATGCCAGTGGTGTTGTGCAAAATATGCTATCTGTTGTTTCTGAAAGTAGGAAGAAAAAAAGAGTTAGAAAGACTGATGATACTAAAATAAAAGAATTTGATGATATGGAAAGTTTGACATCTTTTCTGGCTACAATTTGATAAGAATGTATTTCTAGGCATATCTATTGAAAAATATTCACCGAGAACTTAAAAGGCAAATATCAATAAAGTCTTGTTGATTCAAAATAAATCAGAGCGGTAATTCCCAACGGTTTTACCGCTTTTTTTTATGCTAACATAATATGAAAGATGAGAAGTTGAACATATTGCTTGAGCAATCGGATGATATTCCTCATTGGGTATTCTGCCAACTGCTAGCCATGATACAATGGAACGTTTAGAGAGGTGGATTTGTAAAATGATTCCCTTTGTTGTTTTGATGAAGGTGGCTTTGTTGTGCGGCTAATTGAAGTTTATGGGATATTTGGGATGAACTACCTATCATTTGATTATCCATAGCTTGTTAGTGTGAAGAAAAGGGGACCACCCGATTAAGAATGATCCCCCCCCAAAAAAAATGGTTACTTTATAAGGACTCGCATTTGAAAACCCCTAAATCTTCAGTTTAGCGGTAGTTCACAAAGTGAATGCTGCTACTGCCCGCACCCTGTAACTGTAGCACTTGTTGCCGTTGCTCGTCTGCCCACTGAAGAAGTGTACGTACCAACTGAGGCTGAGACTGTACTCTGTACTGGACCAATACCATGTGGAGGATAACGGTTCTTTGCCTATGTACCTCAGCACATCGTTTATATTATCTTGATAATGAGCCATTAAATTAAGCTGTCCTAATGATGGGATATATTCGTCATCTTTCAGCAGATTAGACAGTTTAGGATTTCGCTCAATCAGTTGAGCAGTGTTACGCTGTCCATTCATATCAAATAATGCATCACATTCACGCCCATAATAGATTTGATTTCCAAATTCCTCTCGGCTGTCATTGTCAAGCAGCTGAACATCCTTATGCTCCGTCAACGAGATGGCAAACGATACGTCTTTGTGCTTTAGTCCGATGTATCGTACACAATCTTTGAAGTTATCGCCGGTAAACGGTTCTGCATGTCCGTCTTCGTAGATTAGATACAAGCCGTTGGTCCACTCTGCCCTGTCTTCTTTAGTCGGCATCATAACCGATTGGCGTAAATTTTCAATGTTAACCTTCATCGTCTTATTGTTTTTAGATTATTGCTCAATACTTTTTTCCATTTTTGTTTTCTCTCAATTCATTGTATCTCATCTTCTGATTGATGTGCCATGTGAGGTCTATGTCCAAATGGTTGGCAAGCCCGAAAATAGCCAATAGCATGCCATTTAATTGCTTTTCTAATGGATAGTCATATTCATACGCATATCTGATGGGAATTGTGGATATAGCGTATATACTTTCTGTAAAGGTCTCATCCTCGCAACTTTCCTCTGCCTCATATAACATTTCTTCCGTAAAATCCTCGATGTCTATCTTACGCAATCCGCACAAATCAAGCAGGCGTATAGCTGCATCGGCAAGTTCATCGGGAAGTGTATCTTTTACATTCTTTTCAAAGGAATACTTAAATCGCTTTTCTTCTTCCACTAATGCAGGATAGCAATTATAGTCCATTTCAAAACGTGATTTACATTTCTTTCCTAATCTTCCCTTTCTATCTGCCTCCACAGCTTCCATAAGCTCGGATATAACTAAACAAAGGTGGTGTTTATTACTCAATTCCTCATCGTGAAAACCGTGTTCACAAGCGGTTTTATAAGCGCGATCGCGCAATTCGTTTAAATTAATATTGTTCATTTCCTTATTCCTAATTTGATTTCTTCGTCCTTGATTATTCTCCAATCTTATCGGTCATACCGTTCCTTATTTATCCACATCTTTGCGGTTCCAAGAGCTGGGTGATGTAAACAATGTCGTTACGATATGGCACATGACAGACGCATTTTTCTATCTCATCAAACCTATTCTCCATGCATCTGTGACACTTGCTTACCAAAATTAAGGTAAAAATGCCAAAGTACAAAAATTTAATGGGGCAAGTACGGATTTAAATATTAATTCTGCTGTTTCCATACTTATTTAATCATAATCAATAGCTATTGCAGTCCAATAGAATATCACGCAATATAACACATATCCGAGTAATCTTTCGCAAGTTTGCGAAGGTTCTAATCCTGTAATAAAGTCCCACATATTATACTCATATACACAAATTAGATATGATATGATGACAGATGCCAATACATATGTGAATTTTCTCATAATCATATAAGTTTTAATGCTTCCTGTAATCCTGCTTCAAGTGCTTCCTCGTAGGTGACATATACTTTATAGCCATTCCCTTTGTTTATTTCGTTCTCCATCCAGTCGTTTTCTTCTGTTGGAACATTGAAATCACAAAAAGAAAGCTTCCATCTTTTTCCAATAACAGGTTCTACATATACATACACACCTCTTATTTCACGCAGCCACTTTTGTGCAACGGATTGAGTAGGATAGGAACATACTTTTATTGGTAGCTCGCTATTTGTTCTACGGGTACCATATTGTCTACCATCTTCAATATTAATAGCAATCATACATGGCTCATTAAAGCCTTTCTCTCTCAGCAGCTTCGCAGTCTCTAGTGTTACAAGTTCTTCGGTCATAACTATTTTTTGTTTAATTCATCCAACACTTTCTTTACTAATTCATAGCGTGGTAATTGCCAATCCTTCGCAATATCATCTATTTTATCATCATAATGATTGTCGTAAACATACTGATTTAAGTTGTCAACAAACCCATCACTATCAAGTCCTTCGTCACAATCATCATACATATCAAGTTCATAGGCTAACTTGGAGCATTCACTGTGACTTACCCAATCATAAACACGACCGTCATAAACATTGGTCTGTCTGTTATATTTTTCTCCAACGGAAATTACTTCACCGCAAAAATCGCACCTGTGCTTTTTGCGAGCGACAGGAGTCTCATTTCTTAATACTTTCATAGTTATCTACTCTTTAAAACATTAGCAAGCATATCTTCACAATGCAGCTTATAAGTATGGGCAAACATTTTCAAAGTAACAGGCTCAAAGTGAAAATCTGCCTGTTTCCCTTCTACAACAACAGAAATATATAATTGTCCATCGCAAAAGTCAATATATGCTTCACCACCTCCATCCCCTTTAATGGAAAAGGTTTGTGTCTGTACACTATCCATTATCTACCTCCTTTAAACATAACGTTTAGTAATAGTACCGGATGAACGATACCTATGCCAAACTATATTTACAAATTGAATACTAGTAAGATAATCACAAGCCTTAAAAACTTGTCCTACATTGTATAAATATGGTCTTTTTTGAATTTTTCTTTTTATTCTTGCTTTCATAATTCTTCCTTAGTTTTAAAATACTCTATCAGTTCGTTTACGGTAGCCTTGTGATAATTGTCAATCTCAAAATCATTAGGCATCCCATAGAAATCCATTCCAGACAAACCTCCATCAGAGCCATCCCGGTATATACCCCAATCGCCCTTACCATTAGTGAATAATTGATTGTTGTTTGTATCATCCCTTAATGCAGCGATAGCCAAGAAAAGTTCTTCGTTGGTTCCGCAATCAATGCAATCTGCAAAATCCCATATACTTCCAAACATCCATTGACTAATACAATCAAATCCATCGTATACTACGCCAATACAATCATAGAAATATAAATTACGATTTTTATATCCCAACTCCTCCAACTCCTTCCGAAGTTCCGGTGTATTTTTGCGTATAAAGCACGGTGTTGTAAATCCCATAGTTATTCCTCCTTCTCTATTTTTACTTTTCCGCGGTTAACAAAGCCATCACAGTTCATCAAAGCACAAAGACAGATGGCATATTCTTCCTTTTCTGACTTACTGCAAATGCGCAACAGTGAGCATTGGTTGCATGGGACATTTTCACTCGTCATCTCATGCAACACTCCATTTATTATTATTCCGTTCTTTACTTTCATATATTTAATCTATAAACTCTGTGTTACCATTTACTTGCGCTTCCTCACATACCTTAACCACAACATTCCCATTTGGCTTTATCCTGCATTCATGAATTTCCCTTGTTTCAATAAGCGTGAAGGAAGTATGTGAGTTATTGGAGTATAAATACTCTCCATCCCAAGTCCATATTCCTCCGTATATATCCTTGAATACGCCAACATTAGGATTCAATGTTTGTAATACGGCTTTACGTCCTACATTGGTCATGGCAACAAATCCGCTATGTGTTGGATTCATTTCCTTTACTTCCTCATACAAAGAATTGTCAACCTGTTTTAGCCACAAAAGGAATTTCGGTATTTCCTTTTCTTGATAATTTGTTATTATTCCACCGAACAAGGCACGAGGTTTAAATTTTAGGATTTGATTTGATACAAATTCGGCATTAAAATGCTCTCGTTTGATAATTGGCTTTATATTCGTAAAATAACCGCCTCCATTCACAAATCCTATATTTTCATTCAAATTCAAATACGAAATAGGAATATATACTAAATCCATAAAGTATTCCAGCTTTTTGGGTTGCGTCAGTTTTGATTTATATACATCCTTATGTTTTTCTTCAAATTCCCTTATCCATGTACTGAACTTGTTTGCCAATCTTGAATATCCTACAACTCTATTTCTACTTCCATAAGGACAATTATTGTCAAAAGCAACACAATTGCCTTTTGCATACAACTCGCATTTTTCGGGGCATTCGCAAGAAATAATATGACCTATTGCTTTTTCTGATTTCTTTTGTTTGAATAACGAATTTGCTGGATTCCATACCCACGCATAAATTTCTTTCTTCATATTCAATCTCCTTTCCCTTTAATCCGTTCCAATACATCCTTGTTGGCTTCGAGTATCTCATCAAAAGAAGGAATTTCTTTCCAATGAGTAACATCCCAAGGTTCGAATGTTTCATAAGCGTAATTGTCATTCCAGAAGCATATATTGCTATCTTCTTCTATATCATAACATGCAATCCTAATAACACCATCTTTAAGTCTTATTAATACAAGATTTCCTTCTTCCGGCAACCGTTCCTTAACACTTATCCACGGTGATTGCTTGTACTGCCATTCAGCACCGGCAATAAATGATTCATAACTCTGTTTATGCACTCCATTAATAAATCCACTTATTGTGCCTTCGGTATCACATATTTCAAAATGTGATTGGTGCTCTCTTGCCGCTTCTTCCACTGTCTGTTTCATAATTTAATCAATTAGGGGTGATGTGGTTGAATGTTAAATTCGTTTTCTATAAATCTCTGTAACTTATGGGCACATTCCGAGCATAAGTCGGCTTCTTGGATGAATATATCTTCCCTTCCACCAACGGAGCCACCATCCCATTCGTCTATCTTGAAATCTAATCTCGCATTACGGAAATACGATGGCTGTATCTCTCTTCCGCAAGCATCACATATTATCGTTACTTTTTTCATATCTGTTCTGATTTGAATTAAAACTCTTTTCTCATCCAACAAAGTATTTCATCATCATCTACATAACGACCATACTTTACTTTCCATTTCCACTTATTATTGTGATGCCCCTTCCAATATTCACGATAAGCGATGTCATATCCCCGGTGTTTGTAAAAGATGATATAGTCATGAGTAGTAGCTACTATAGTTTCTTCTCCTACCGATTCCGTATTTTTCATTATATCCTCTGGCATAATACAAGGAGGAAAATACATCATAGGAAATAGACTTTTAAACCATTCCGCACCGGATTTGAAAATATCTACTACTCTTGGTCTGAATATATCTTTTGCCAAATGAATTTTGTATCTTTCGTAATATTCCTTTGCTGCTTCTTCTAACTTCTGTTTCATATATAATTCGTTTTACTTTAAATACTTATCTATATAATACTCACGAGATTTGCATTTTACAATATGGTAATCTATCTGATATGTATTACATGTTAAAGAGTTGTTGATAGCAATTTCTTTGTTTGAATACACCATATCAATACATGTTTTTGGAAATGGATGTCCTTTTATCCATTCTTCAATATCATCATACCACTTGGGTATAAGGGCATGAGGTTCAATGATGTTCATGCTTATTCCTATGAGTTTATTTTTTCTTTTATTCAGTATGTCAATTCTATGATAGCAAGAACTAAGCTGATGGTTGATGTCGTTTCGGATACTTTCTATGCGTTCTGTTTTACTCATATTTATTCTGATTTACATTAATTCAATTATAACCTTCTTAAAATTAACACATAAAGGTATTGCCGACATACCCCCATTGCAATCCAACTGTCTTAAAGAGGGAACAACCTCTCCGTCATCATCAATCTCATAGTCTGCAATATAGGCTAACTTCTTCACTTCGGGGACCAATATCCTTTCATTACAAACCTTTCATGGGTCGAAACTGTTATACAAACCTTGCTTCCAATAGGGAATCCTTGGTTGGATTCGATGTATTCCTTTTCCAACTGTTCCTTTTCGCCATTCAATTCTTTTAACTTTAAATCGATGGCATCTCTTTTGCTCAGAAATTCTTCCTTATTCATGTTTTTGTCATTCTAATTGATTCTAACATACTTACCTGCTATATTACAAGTCCTTAATATCTCCGCATTATCCTCGCCAAAAGCGATTAAGATGGAACCACAACCGGGTGAATCTCCACGAGTCCCGTCCGGGCGAAAGAAACGAATCCTATTGCGCAAAAACTTCATCGCCGTTGCTTTTTCAAAAATTATGTCTTGAAACATTTTTGAGTCGCAACGATTGAAAAGTAAAGCGATACCGTTTCCATGCTCTGCCATTCTGCTGATGAATTTTTCAATTAGAGGTCGGGAATAAGGTGGGTTTAGCCATACACGGCCTTTCCATTCCTGTTTTAACCCATCGACGTTTTTGTTATACATCACCTTAGCTGTTTGCCATAGTGGGTTGACCGGGGCACACGGATCTAAATCAAATTCACCCAACGCTTCTATAATCTCCTTCGGCGTATACCATTCATCGGTAGCGCATGCTGACCGTTCAAATTGTGTATTCATTCCTGATCTGTTTTACTCTAATTGTTTATCGAAAATCTTAATACATTCAAATAAATACTTTGCCACTGTTGGATTTACTGCGTTGCCGATACTTCCAACTCTGTGTGACCAATTGGGAAACCCATCATCATTTCTAACAGTGCTATGCGCTGGGATTTCAAGAATCCTTTTTGCACAAGTATATCCGACACTCGTATCTGATGTCCACTGTTTAAATATCGAGTTAATGCTTCTACATTTGCATACGTCGCTTTGTAATCCGATTTCGTTGGAGTAGGCAATAAGGTAAAGTCTTTCCCTTTTGTGCGGGTATCCAAAAGCGTAGTTTGATATACATTGCCATTCCGCATCATACCCGATTTTGGAAAGGTCGCATAAGACTTGTTCGAAACCGGAAATAACGAGAGCTGGCGAATTTTCAATGATGACGTACTTAGGTCTAACCTCCCGTACAATTCTATACATCTCACTCCATAAGCCGGATCGTTTCCCTTTAATACCTTCACGCTTTCCGGCAACGCTGATGTCTTGACACGGAAATCCTCCACTAATGATGTCCACATATCGGAGTCCGGTTGTTTTTGTAATATCTGTGTATCTTTCTGCATGAGGAAATTTATTTTTTAATATTTCACCTTGAAATTTTTCAATCTCACAATTCCACAAAGTGTCAATTCCTGCCATTTCAGCTCCTAATTCAAAGCCGCCAATGCCACTAAACAGGGAACCGTGAGTCAATTTACTTTGCTTCATTTCTTTCTCTATTTTAATTAATTACTTCCGCTAAACCTCCTTAAGCTCTCCATTGACTAGCATATACCATGTGTCAGCCTTAACCTTTTCCCCGTCAACTTCAAACGCCTTGACCTCCTTAATCGGGTAGGTATTACCGTTCCATTCTCCACGTTCTGCGAGGACTATCCAGCAACCTATAGCTCCCTTAGCCTTACACCCGTATCCGGCAGCAAGAGCAATGCTATCCTTGCCTGTGGCTGATGCTGCACCTTGGTCGCCTGTGGCTGATGCTGCACCTTGGT